ATATTGGTCGAAAGCGTCGCGTCATAGAAGATCGGACCCCCGACTTGCTGCCACTGGTTCCAGAGCGAGAAATACTGAAACGCCGCGTTGAAATCCGCGATGTCGGGCGGAATGCCGCCCGCGCCTTGATTGTATGAGTTGATCGGATTGAAGCCGGTCGATTGTGAAGGCGCGGCGCCCGTCCCGGTCGCCTGTACCGGCGCGTTCACATAGCCGGATGTCGCGTTGATGCCCCAGGCATACGCGAACTTATAGGGGATATCGGTGTCGTGCATCAGTTCACCACTACGGTTGCGATGACGCCGGACGGCACCGGCAGCACGCCAGATTGATAGATGATCGCGGTCTGCACCGGACTGAGCGGCGAGCCGAACGTGAACGTCATCGTCATGTTGCCGCCATCGGTGCAGTAGTTGTTGCCCTTGACGGGCAATTCGCCATCGGGGCCGAACAGCATGAGAAGGATTTGATTGATCGCCGGGATTGACCCGTCGCAGATATTGAACGCGGCTTTCGCGAGGATCAGAGATCGGAACGCATCATCCGTGAGAGTGTAATTCGTGGTGACAGTCTCTCCGTGGTAGAACACGCCTTGATTGAACGGCAAGCCGCTCGTGCCTGATGGACCGACGAAGCCGAAATATGAAGTGGTGGCAACCTGCACCACGCGGATCACGCCGACGATACGGCCCCACACGTCAAGGCCATAGCCCTGCGCCGTCGCGATGTTCCAGATATTGTCATAGAAGGCATCGATATTCCCGGTAGGCTCGATATAGCCTTCCATGTTCGCAATAAGTTGCGTGAGCGTCGGGCTGTTGGCAAACTGCGACAGCACGGTATCCCACACACGCAGCGGCGGGCGCGTGCCGACCGGGCTAACGCCGATCCGAAACAGCCCGATGCCATTCGGCGCGAAGTAGGCCGGGTCGAATGGTGTGACGATACTCACGACAGCGGATACGCGATTTGGAGTGAGATCGTCTTGCCCGACAGGGTGACGTTCTGAATCGCCGCACCGGACGCGAGCGCATATATCGCGAATGTGCTGCTATTGACGACGGGCAGCAAAAGAACCGCAGCGGCGCCGGCAATATAGGCAATCTCCGGCGCCTTCGCATAGCCGATGTTCGGAACGGGATACGGCAGTCCGCCAATGATTGCTGCGGACGTGTCAACCGTGGTCGGATAGGTGAGTGTTGCCGAAGCAATCGCAAGATTACCAACGACGGTGTATTCCGCGCTGACGCTTGTGAAAACCAACGTCGCGCCACTGGCATCAGCCGGTGTCCATGGCGCCGGGGCGACAAACGATGGTGCGCCACCCTGCGCTACAACCTGATCGAGGAACGCACTCCACGGCTGGCACTGCGCGAAATAGCCTGACCACTCGCCTGCGCTTGGCGAATAGTTGTACGTAAACGCGATTTGGACGCCGGGCATTCCTTACCTCACGTCAACGTCAGAACGACATCGAGTGTCGTCGCAACCGGGATTTGGTTGATGTTCGCCGCGACGCTGTAGGCCGCCGGCGCGATGCCTGACATTGCCTCGCTCCCGACCGTTTGGGATATGCTGACCACCCAACTCGTGCCGCTGCCGCTGACGATGTATGTGCCGTCCGCCACGCCGGTCCCGACTACCGCCTGCCCGATCGCGATAGTTCCGGTGGCGGCGGACGTTGTGAGGGCCGTCCCGCTGATGATGCCCGTGAAGGTGCATGTCGGCACATTCACCGACCCTACCAGAATATCGATGATCTGCGCCCATGCGCCAAGTGCGGCGATGCCGGCATAGAATCGGCTGGCATAGACAGTGCCGCCGATCGTCGCGGGCGGCCCGCCGTCGCTTCCCGCCATCGCGGCGAGGATGGCGTTCGCGACCAATGTGGCAGCATTCGACGGGACTGCGGCGCTGTTGACGATGTTCACCGCGAAGAAGATCGTCAGGCCGGGCGGTATCTCGAATTTGACGGTGTAGCTCGGATAGGGCGAGACGTAGCCGGGACTGGTATCCAGCACAACGACGCTGGTGTTGGCGCTGGAATAGTAAGGCGAGCCAGGCGGCTTCTTCGACCATATCGCTTGCGCGACCGCCGCGCTCGTTCCACCGACCGCTGCCACATAGACCGCGTTGGCTGCCAGTGTGACGCCCTTGATCGTCACGGGCGCGGCAGTGTCGTTGGAATACACGTAGGCACTCAGGACGCCGCTGACAGCTAACACGGCCCCGAGAATGGCTTGGTTCGTGTTACGCGAATTCGCTGCCACCGACTGTTGCCGTCGCGTCTCGAACGCGGCTCGGCTTTCGACGTTGCGACCCACGACGCCTGACGACACCGCGACGGCATCCCACTGCGGAATTGACTGATAGATCGTGACCGAGGCCGGCACCGCGACCGGGCCGGTGATCTGGCAGGAGAACGACAGCGTGACCGTGCCGCCACTACCGATCGTGCCGGGGTCACTGCAAAAGTAGATGTTGCCGGACGGGTCGTTGATGAGCGCACCGAACGGAATCGCGACACCGGCTTGACCGCCACACACGATTTGCAGGACCGTCGGCTCGCTTGCTATGCGGGTCATGAAGTAGATGCGGCCGATGGCATCCTGCATCCGGCCGAACGCATAGGCGGGATCGACGGTGTTGAAGAGCGTCACCTGTTGGTTGTAGCCGTCGCCAATGACCGCTGCTTCGGACGTTGCCCATTGGCCCTGCGGCGTGTTCAGCGCGGGATTGAGATTGCCGCCGAACGCCGCGTTATTGTCAGCTTGCACGCCTTCAAGGATGGCGCTTTCAAGCGGCGCCACAAAGCCGTTCGGGCCGAACGTGATGTTGGGAACTGAGGTCCCGCTCATCAGAACGCCGCCACTTGCTGGTTTCCATTGCTATCGGTGAACTGCACTTGCCCGGTCAGTTTTCGATTGACCACGCTCCCGATGTAGACGACTGGATTGGTGCATCCCGGCACGGTCAGAGCCGCGGTGACGAGTTGTGCCTTGACGAAAGTCAGACTCGGTTGTTGGCCGAGAATCTGGCCGTAGGGCACGCCCAGCGCGGTGTTATACCAGACCTCGCCCAGGAAGGTGCGGCAGGCTGAGGCAACATCTTGGGCAATCGCGTAAGGCGCATTCGCAACAGCGATATTACCGCTGGCATCTTTCGTCAAGTCCCACAGCACCGTGTCAAGCAGGAGCGTATCCATCACGCTACCGGCCCCGTGTTGCTGCTGCCGAACTGCACCCCGGTATGCTCATGCGCCAGCCACCCCTTGCCGTCGATTGTGGCTGTCCCGGTCAGGTCCAGCGCAGCCCCGTTGATATTGATCGTACCTGCCGACGTGATTGTTATGCCGGTTGGTCCCATTATGATCTGATTCCCGTTCACGTCAGACAGGTTAATGCCAGTCTGCGTGATCTGCACATAGTTCGTGGGGGCCGAGCCGAGCAAGCCGCAAATATAGACGCCATCCGACCGCGATCTCTGCCGCCATGAGCCGGGCGGGGAGACTGCGCCGGTCGCCTTGACGGTTGAGATGTCTCGGTCGCAATACACAGCCAAGCCAATGTCGCCCACTATAGGATCGACGATCACCGCAGCTATGCCGCCCTGGATACGGCGGCATGGCAGGCCATATACGATGCCGTGAGGCGTCTGAATGCCAGGGCCGCTTTGTTGATTGACCATCGGTTGCACATCGACGGTAGCTGGCGATCCGACCCCGCCGCCGTGCACAGCATCCACCCGCACGAGTTCGGCCTGAACATCGCCAGACAGGATCATCCGGATGACGAAATCCAGCGCATTAATATCGTTGCCGGCGGTTTCGAGCCACGCTTGACCCTGAAAGGCGCTCGGGATCGGGAGGTCGCTCATAGCGGCGGACTCGGCAGGCCCGGACCGCGCGTGCCCTGAACGTCCGTAAACCACGGGCCATCCGGTATTTGCGCCGATAGATCATGCACCAGCGGCGTGTTCACATACCAATATCCATTCGGCCCGGCGTCGCGAAGCTGTTGGAGTGTGGCGCTTTGCGATGGCGGTGGTTGTGGGCCACCCGATGTGGTGTCCATCTTGATCTGGCCGCCGAGCGCGATATTCGGGTTAAACAGGCACCGGAATCGGATGCGAAGGTCTTGGTATGTCGGGTACAAGACGAGTCCGCTCGTTGGGGAGATGAGCGGAACAATACCACCGCGCGTTGCGTTCCTCGGCCATATTGCCAGAGTCGGCGGGTTGGAATGAAGGTCCTGCGTCATATTGATATTGGCCATGCGCGCCAGGGCCTCAGCTTGTTGCAGCGCAGAACCACAGAGGTAGGCATTCGACACTTTGACATTTACGCCATCGTTCTCGAACGATGTGCCAAGCAGCTTTGCGAGGCCAGACATGATCTGGCCAACATCTGCTGTGCCTGGAAAACTGGATGGCGGAGACGGCACTACTGCGCCCAATGCGGAGCTATAAGCGGTAATATTCAGGAACGTCTCTGGCGCACCGTCAAGGTTCTTCCATGTCGACGTCGTGTAGCCGAAGAACACGACGGACATGCCGTTGGTCTTATCGCCAGCCTTCACCAGCACCGTGTTGTTTGCCCGCACCATCGTTTGCAGAACTTGCAACGTGATGAGCTGGTTCATAATGCTTTCGGTCACGCCATAGATACGGATGTCTGCGGTGCCCTGTGCGGGGTATCCCGTATTGGAGATAGTAGCCGCGACGCGGAGGTTTTCCAGCGTGACCGTGTTCTTTCCGGTCTGCCCGAATGTTCCCTCGCCCAGTGTGATCGTGACGCTGATCTGGCGTTCGACGTAACTGGTAGGATTGGATTGCACTGATGGATTGCGCGGCGCTGTAATCGTGACAGGCGGGACGATGTTTTCAATAACGTCGCTCACGACAGCCCCCATGCCGCAAGCTCTGCCTGTGTATAGTAGTCCAGCAGATATCGCGCGCCGATGCCGGTGTAATCCGGGTCAGTTGGAGGAACTGTTGGCGAAGCCTGCGTGTCCACAAATGCAATATCGCCAATGAAGCCGAGGTACGCATCGCGCACGATGACGTTGAGGTTCCAGCAGATCACGCCGCCGATGATGAGTGCGTTATTGACGAATAGATCGCAGAAAACGTAAGGCCCCTTCTGATAGACATTGATCGTGCTCGGTTGGTTGTTCAACAGAACGTTGACGGTCTGCGATGGCACAGACTGCAAGGGGATCGTCTGCGGCATCAGGACGCAGGCCCCGCGACCGAGTTTGGATTGGTATCTGGCATGCTCTGCACGGTGCCACCGTTCTGCGGATCGGCACCCGATGGCGATGCGGTCGCGGTGTTACTGAATGCCGCCGTCCCGACAACGCGCACCTGTTCGATCCAAAAGTCCGCTACCAGCAGGGACGGTTTGCGCTCCTGCCTGCGGAAATCCCAATGCACCACGTTGCACGAAGCAAAGGTGAACTCAGGCATGATGAGGGCAATCAGATCAAGCGATGCTATGAGCGCCTGAGCCTGTTGCACAAATGCCGTGCGAAACACCTGCAATCCACTCACGGCATAGGATATGCGCGCCGTAAATGGTCGCTGCACCTTGGTATAGCTGACGAAGGCGCCTGGCTGCTGCGGCGCCGAGGAGATCGGCTGGTCCTGTGAATATTCCACGTCGAGCACGGACTGCCCAGACAGGCCAATGCCTGCCGCAAGATTATTCAGCAGGGGCGTTGCGGTCGGGCCGGCGAACACGGGAGCGCCGGCTGCGGTGAATAGGCCCCACTGCGGCCCGAGGAAAAGCGATGCGATGGCCGCGCCATCCGATACCAGGGCAACTACGGTCGATTGGATAGCGCCAGCCTGGCGCACCAGCGGCGGCACGCCGGGCGCGGGCGGCACGTTCGGATAAGCAGGGACCGGTGTCGGCGGGATGGCCATTTCACGCCAGCCCCCGATTGAACTGATTGACCCACGCCGCCGCCAACGCCTGCGATGCCTTGGCGCCCATCGTGTGTGGGTCCTGCACCCCATAGATGTTGAGGCTGCCCACGGTCAGGCTTGGCGCTGTGGCGCCTCCCGAGCCCCCTGCGGCGCCCGCTGGCGGCGTTGATGCCCCACCGGCTCCCGCGCCACTACGCGCCGCTGGGCCGGGCGTGAGGGCGCCATAGTTTGCCGCGCCGATAGGAAGGCTGGACTGTGCCCCGCCCGGCACGGACGGCCAGCGGCCTTTCAATATGCGCGCGATGTCTTGATCGTGGTCGCGCGTGCGGAGATCGACCTCCAAAGACCGCCCCGTCGCTTTGAAGTACGTCTCGAACGCCAGTTCCCACGCGGCACGATCTTGGCTTCCCGGCGAGAAATCAGTCAGGCCTAGCTTGCGGGCTTGCTCTTGCCACGTCTCGGCGTTGAATTGGTAGCGGCCGAAGTGCCCCGGCCCAGAGGGAAAGGTAGAGAGGTCAGTGAGGTCCGCTACCCGCTTCCCGCCGACATTCGCTGCATAGTAGCTGCCGCCACTCTCGGGTTTGGATAGCGATTGCAGGAAAGCTTGCTGGTGCGGCGCAAGGCTCTGATTGGCCACGGGCGGAGCGCCCCCTAGCCACCATTGCTTGAGACGTTCCCACGGCCCGGGGTCGTCAGGACCGCCCTGCGGTGCATCGTATGGATTCGGCTTCCACGTCTCAGGATGGTTCGGATCGCCCAGCCATTTGCCAACCCATCCGACAGCGACTTCTCCAGCGTGATCCATCTCCTGTCGAAGCGTCGCGAATGCAGCCTGCAACCGCCCAGCCGCCTCGATCTGATCCTTGGTGGCAACACCAATTTCCTCAATCGACTTAGCAATCTCCCGGTTCATATTCGCAACGGTTCCGATGCGGATCATTGCATCGATCAATTCACGCGAAATGCCGATCCGGCCGAGCGTCTGCTGTATCAGTGCGCCGCCATTCGGATCGTTGATGTGGTCCTGCACATACTTCTGCGCCTTTTGCAGGAACGTCAGCGGTGAGTCCTCGATGCTACCGCCGATCGGGACAAGGTTCCCGCGAATGGTCTGATCGCCGCCGAGCCGTGCAATCTCTGCGGCTTTCGCGTATTCCAGCATTGCATCCGTCGCGGCAGAGATCGACGCGCCGCGGCGATTGTATGCCATGTTCACGGCTTCAAGCGTCTGCGGCGATATGTTTCCGATGCTGATAGACGCGGACTTGAGAGCGACAAGACTATCTGCGGTTTTGCTCAGGGCCGCACCAAGCCCTGCGGTGCCGGCGAGCACGCCGAGCAGCCCAAGCGCCTCGGTCTTGATGTTGCTGAAAAACTGCGCTCCTGTCTTGCCGAACTCTTCCAGGTCCTTCCCGGTTGTCTGCGCTTCATCGCGCACTTTCTTCAATGCTGCGCTGGTATCTTTCTGCCCTTGTATGAAGCCGGCGGCCTTGAGGCCCAGCGTAACGTACAACGCATCAATTACGGTTGCCATCATTCGTCTTTCGGTTGTGTCGCAACCCGCGCGTTGTGACGGTCTACAGCCGCGATCTCCAACAAACTATAGACATCATCAAGATCGTAGACCGTCTGCAACTCCAGCAACGACGCTAGTTTGGCAGAGACGACGATTCCGAGGCTTGGATGGATGTTGCTGTATTCTGCCCACTCTCGGCTACTATCGTCGCTATCCACGCCCTTCCCATCGTCAGGTATTCGGAGAAGCGCACGGCGAGCGAAAAACCCAAATGGAGAGAAACCACCTCCTCGTGCATTTGCAAGATCGTGGCTGGCTCTGCGATCTGTTGCAGTATCATCGGCCCGGTCAGGGGGGCCATCGCGCCGGGCGGCTGATACGACTGGATGCAGGACAGAAGATCGTCCAGCAGCGGTTTGACCTCATGCCACGGTGCCTTGCCCAGACCGGTGACAATCGCGCCAATGCCCATTGTCGCGAAGCCTTCGACGCCGTGCATCAGGATATTCGGCGGCAGATCGACGCCGGCCCGTGCCATGAGTTGTGCCGCGCGGAGGAACCATTCGGTCGCCTGATACGCGGGCTTTTCCATGATGGTGAACTGGCCGCCCTTGTCGCGGCCTTCGCGCGTGATGACGATGGTTGCGGTGCGAATCATCAGCCTGCCAGCCCCACAGGCGTTCCGAGGATGTTGCCCCAGGTGATCCGGAACGCGCGCCGTTGCAGCGTTTTCTTTGCGTCCGCGATCGGCTTGTAGCGGGTCAGGAAGCCGTTTGTCAGGGCATACGTCACGCCGATGCTGGTCAGCGTGATGACCCCAGTAGCCGGCGCCGCGAGCAGAGCCGCTTGTTGGCCGCCCTGCCAGCTATCGAAGAACGCGCATGACGGCGAGGCGGGAGAAAGCGTGATCGTCATTGGCTTCTCTGTGTAAACATAACCACCAACGAAGAAGCCGTCCACGCCCATCCGCGTTTCGGTCGGAACCACGTCGTCGGTGTCGAAGATGTCATCCGTCTCGAAACCTTGGATTTGCGTGGGAATTGGCAGCAACAGCGGCACGCTAAGAATGAGCACCGCATTGGCTGATGTGATGTTATTGTTCGCCATCGCGGCGCGCTCCTTACTGGATCAAGACCGAGCCGAGGGTTATTTGCTGAATCGAACCGCCATCGGTGTAGAACAAGGTCATCGGCGGCGTCTGCCTGGCAGCACGCACTTGCGCTGTGGCGGGTTGAATCAACAGATAGAAACCCACCGTCGATATGATGCCGTCCACCGTCATGCCGCACGCCGCATTGACATAAGCGGCCTGCGCAGCCGATAGCGGCACGCCCTGGCGGATCACCCCGTTATTGATTGCTTGTGCCACGGGGCTTGCGGGCGGGAGCGCAATCGTCGCGGTGTCTGCGCCTCCCGTCAGGGCTTGGCGCAGAATGGCATAACCGGCCGGAGTATAGGGGATCGACTTGAAGACCGTCAGAACGCCGCCGAGCAAAGTCAACTGCAACTGGTTGTTGAGCCAGATTTGGTTGATGTAGCTATCGAACCACGCAAAGGGTCCGGTGATCTGACCGGGATAATAGAACTCGAAATCCTGATTGGCCGTCGCATACGTGCCATAGAAGTTGTAGCCGTTTGCGATAAGGTTCGCCGCTGCCATCGCGTTGGTGACACTCGACCCTAGGCCGGATTGGCTCTTGAACGCCGCTGTCGCACGCCCGTTAGTCGCATTGAAATCGACTGATGCAGCGAAGCCGCCGAGGAACGCCGCAAGGTGCAGGTTCGATCCGGTCGGCTCATAGATGCAGGCGGTGCCGGATGAGTTGCTGGCTTTGAGAATCTGGCCGAGGCTCGTGGCCGCATCCGTGCTTTCGGTCGGCGTGATGTCGTTATCCCACGCGAGATACGCATAGCGATTATTCTGCGCGTTTGTCCACGCGGCGAAAAGCTGCTTCTGCGCATTGCCGCTCCCGGCATCGGGATCGAACAGCGTCTGGAAGGTGGCCCAATTCTGCGTCTGCGCGGTTATCGCGCTCATGAATGTGGCCGGGACACCAGCAACCGCGCCTTGCGACGTGATTGCGCCAGTGACCAGCGTGAGTGCCAGGCCGGCGCTGATCGTGCCTGAGCCATAGCCGATCGTGCTGGATGCTCCGGTTGTGCTGGAAATGACCACGAAGGCGCCGGATACGCTGTCATAGGTGACGACCGGCGTGACGGTGGTCATTGCCTCGCTGGCAACGCCCTGCGTCTGCGTGGCGATGTAGGTTCCTGCACCGCCCGCGCCGGTGCCCAGGGCGGTGACGTAGGTCCCGGCAGTGACGGACGTGCCTTCGATCTGCTGGCCGATGGCGATGGTCCCGCTGGCCACGGTTGCCACGTCCACGACGTTGCTCGTGCATGTGATAGATGCGGCGCTTGACGTGGTGGCATTGTTGGTCACATAGACGCCTGCGCCGCCGATGGTGCCGCTGGTTTGGCTGACGATCCACGTGGTTGCCGGAACGCCGGTGCCGGTGATCGTAGCCGATGCTGCGGTGCCGGGATGGATAGTCCCCGTAACGGACGTAACCGTGAGATTCGTGCCGCTGCCCGTCGCGGTAAACGTCGCCCCGAAAGCCGCGGCGGTGATCGTGGCATCAGTCGGCCCGGTCAGGCCGAGCGCCGTGGTAATCAGTTCCGAGGCGTTGGAAAAGCTGGTAGCCGCGGACAGGTTTATGGCGCTCGATGTGTGAGGCGTGCCGTCGATCGTGACCGTCAGCACGCCGGAAAGCGCTTGTAGCTGTGCCAGGGTGAGGGAGGATACCGGGCCGCCGCGGAGATAGGCACCGACATTCGCGATCGGATATTGCGCGAAAAGCAGCGCGGCGGGGAGCGCGGTTGATCCGATAAAGCCGTCGCCGTAAACGGTGGCTTCTACCGCTTCGGTTGAAGTGGCGCCGAAATATGCGCCGACAGTTACGTCGAACGGTGGCGGGAACGACAACACCCTGCCGATGGGCACGCGCGTGTTCGTCGTCAGCATCAGTTCGATCAGATCAAGCGCCGCACCGCCGGCCGAGAGGACGCTCGGAATGATATCGACGATGGTCGAGGCCGGAATCGTGTTGATCGTGCCGCTCATGCGTAGTGTCTCCTACTCGACCGGCTGTAGAATATCGACCGGGTATGGCGTGACGCTCAGCGTCCCAGCGAATTGCACGGGCACTTGAACGGTTGGGTTGATCTGCAATTCCAAATCGATGGAATACCTGGTCTCGAATTGCATCTCGGCATTGTCGAAGGCCAGTTGCCGCGGATCGCTGGTGTAGAGCGGCGCTATGGCTGGGTTTGCGGCGGCGAAGGCATCCACCGCATACTGATCGCGGAACAACGTTGAGATGATCTGCGCGTTGTCGCCCGAGGCCGGCCCATGCACATCGAGTTGCACCGTGAACCGCGTCATTTGCAGGTTGCTACTCGTGCCTGCGGCCATCGGCCCGCTGGGGATCGTCTGGGCCGGCGCTACGGTGTATGTGCCCGTTCCCCCGGTGCCAGAGCCAAATGCCGTGATGACCGTGCCCACGCCTACGCTGGGGCCGAAGACGGGGGCGTTTGGCAGGATGGTGCCGGATAGCACCGCGGCGACGGTGAGGGTCGGGCCGGAAATCGAGCCGGTGAAGGTGCAGTCGGTCGGCGTGTCGATGTTGGTGGCGAGGCGCAGTCGCAGCAGGGGCCACATCTCAATGAAGCTGGCCGCGGCCGGTTCCGGCACTCGGTTATCCTGGCCTCGGATGATTTCGATGCCGGGCAGCATTCCTTGCAGGACTGTGGTCAGGGCCGTGAAGACGGCTGATTCGGTGAGGGCGACGGTGGGCATTCACGCGGCCTTTTCGTCCTGCGATGCCGGATGCGGCGCAGTCTCGATCAGTTTGGCGTGGATATCGGCGCGCAACCGCCCCGCAATCGTCGCCCGCGGCTCATCATCGTCCGCCGCAACGCCTGTCAGCAGCGCGCGGGCGCGGACCAGTAGGTTGCGGATATCCGGGTCCATCACTCCTCCACAATCGCCGCAGCAACCGCCGCCTTGAACTCGGCCACCGTCTCGGCAAACTGCGCAACGGTGCGTTCCAGGTCGGACGTGTCCAGTTTGAGTTTCATCGTCGCCTTACCACAGCGCGCCGGTTCCAGTTCCCGCATCGCGGCCCATACTTCTGCGGCCAGTTCATCCGCTGACCACCCAACCGGGCGGAACGTGGCGAGACGATCAATGACCGCCTGCGCGCCGGCTTGCAGCATTTCCTCGGTCGGTTCAGTCACATGCGTCGCCCCGGCCACGCGTCGCCCACGGAGCGCTTGCTGCTTGGCAGGCCGGAACTCGGGGCGGTCGCCATGCCGGGGATAGCGTCTTTACCGCGACGCGCCTCGGATTCCGCGATCGCGATTGCTTGCCGTTCCGGCTTGCCCGCATTCCGTTCGGTTGCGATGTTCTTGGAAATCGTCGCCTGCGACTTTCCCGCTTCAAGTGGCATTGTCTGCGTCCTGTTCCAGCCGATCCGCAAGCGCGAGTAGATCGGTAATGTCTGCCCACTTAGTCCCGTCCGCAGCCTCCACGACGGGAATATTCCGGAACGATGCGGCCAGCTTGCGTTGCATCGCGCTTAGTGTTGCGTGGAGTGACGAGGCATCGATTTCGATTGTGATTGTGTCCACCATCGCCATCCGATCAACTCCCGTCCTGCAACGTTACGATCGCCTTGCACCAATTTGGCCAGCGCTCCGGTATCGCGGTCACCAGCCACGTCTGCCCAAAGAACTTCATCAGATCGCCGCCCTTCCCAGCCGATCGCACAACGCCAGCCACCGCGCCATTCAAGTACACCGCGCGATGCTCGCCTTGCAGGTTCAACCCGTCCAACTTGCGCAAGTCCGTCGAGGTCAGTTCCTGGACCTGAGCGCAGATCGTGACCGGTGCGGCATAGGTCGGCGTGCGCGTCGAATCCGGGTTAGTCGTGTATCCCGTGCTTTGCAGCACAGTGATCGTAACCTGCGGATTGACAGCCGAAATCGCCCCAGACGCTATGTTGTGAAGGTTCACGCCGATAGCTGATAGCTATACGTGAACTCGTAATCGTTGATGCCGGCCGTGCCGGGCGCCGTGGTCGGAATAACCGAACGTGCCACCGTATCGACGGTCGCTGTCGAGGCCACGTCATCCGTCACGGCTCGCGCCCATGCCGTAACACCGCCGGTGACGGTGGTGATGACCTTCGTCGCCTTGACCAGCGTCAGATTGGTTGGCAAGGTTCCGGTCGGCAGGCCGAACGCATTGGCCTGGCCGATGCCGATGGTATTGCCCGTTCCGCTGCCATTCGCGGCGTATGCGCTGACTGTCGCTGACGTGATGCTGGCATAGCAGAACGCCGAAGTTTTCGTCGCGCTGGCGTTTTCGATCAGGCTGATGTTCTCAGTGATCGCGTTGCCGTCCTGATCGGTGCCGATCAACGCAAGGTTGCCCGCCGTGATAGCCGTCGTGGTGGTGGTGCCGACCACGATGCGGATTTGCAGCTTGCGCGCCTGGGGCGGTTGCTCGGCCAGCGTCAGCGCCACGTTGCTCGGCGTGACGGCGGCGACGATGCTGATAAGGTCCGCCGGCAGCGGCGCCAGGAAGACCGCCTTGGACACCCTGGTCTGCAACACAGCCGCACTCAGGCCGAGCGCGCCGCCGGGAAGCTCTGGGCAGTCCTGGGTGAAAGCCGTTCCCGCGGCGAGATTGGTGGATTGCAGGACAAGCGCCGTCATGTGGGTTCTCCCGTAGTGACTTCGTGGCCTACCGCGCGCCACATATCTCCGGTGTCGATAAGCGGCTTCGCAAATTTTTTCCGGCGGATCGTGCTCGCAGCCAGCGGCGGATCGGTCAGCGTCTTGATCGATTCGACAAGCTGGCCAGCAATCGCGGCGCCGACAACATCGAGAGCGGCCGGGCCGTCATAGTCCTTTGCCTTCAACTGCGTAGCGATGCCCGCTGGCCACTCATGGCTCTTCGCTGCGATCATCCGACGAAAGAACGGACGCGGCGGGATGGTGATGGTATAGGACCCGTGCGCGTGTGTGCTGGTGAAGTTGGCCTTGGCCTTCTTCACAAACTGTCCGCCGCGCAGAAACTTGCCGCTCGCGCTTTTCTTTCGATAGATCGTCACAGACCCAGCTTGGCGCTGGATCGTCGCGCCGAACTCCTGGATTGCGGCGATGTATGCGACGGGGGTTCCGTCTGGGTATGTCTTGCCAGACAAGAAGCCGACGCGAACGGTAGGTCCTCCGGTAGTCGCGCCGACGTTTCCCGCGATCTTTGCCAGATAGGCTTGCAGCTTGTCGCCTCCGCTGATCGCGTCAGCCATTACCAGCCCCTGCCACCAAACCCAGCCCGCGTCACGCCGAGATACCGCTGCGGCGCTGGCTGATATCGCATCGTCCGATATTGCGCGGTCGCTGACCAGAACATCGCCCCATATTGCGTCTGCTGGAACCATGCCCCGTTCGGGTTGGACGGCATATCGAACGCCACCGATACCGAGCCTTCCGATGCATTCGAGACCCGTCCGACCGGCGTTCCGGCCGCCGCATTGTTCATCAGCGTGACGATATGCGCGGTCAGCAGGTTCAGCAGCGTGTTGCGCTGGCCGCCGCGCGTGTTGTCCGTGACGACGCTGCAAGCGCTGTTGTTGAGATATATCCCCGCCAACCCCCAGGCGAACTCGGCCTGATAAGGCGACGTTGATGCAAGCGCCGGAAAGCACGACTGCCACAGCGAATAGTCGAATGGGACGGCGCCGAGGGTGCCGGACATCAGGCGGCTCGCGGGCCTTCGTGCCGGCTCACGGCGCGGGGTGCGCGCGGATCGGTTTGTGTGACGCGGCCCGCACCGTCTTGCAGCGTCGGCGTCATCGGCTCCAAGCCGCTGCGAGCGCCGGCATATTCTTTGGCCTGCGCTTGGGCATCACCCGCCTTGCCGCGCGCAAACACGCCCGGCGGCACGCTGGACAGCAGCGGGTGTCCGGCATTCTGGGCAACCCACTTATCCCAAAAGTCCTTGTCCACATTTGGTGTCGCGCCATAGCCATTGACCATGACAACGAAATTGCCGTCCTTGTCCACGCGAGATTGCCCGAATGGTGCAGCCGTGCCATTCAGCACAACCTCATCGCCTGTCGGGCGGGCGATTTTGTAGGTCCGGGCACCACCGCCGACCACAGGTTCGGACTCTTCGACCACGGCGTGCATCCGCAGCCGCAGCCCCATCGGCACATTGCAATAGACGGTCACATAGTCGGGCACTGGTCGCTCCTGTTCAAACGCCAAGCATCGACGCGGCGGCGGCCGGGTAGCGGATCACCGCGCCCCAGGTGCCTTGCGTCATCTTCTGCTCGAAAGACGACGCCTTGAAGATCATTCGGTGGGTGCGCAGCTTTTCGTTGAAGGCGCAATAGCCGACGTCCTTGCCTTCCAGCTTGCGCACCCAAAGCTGCACCAGATTGCCGCCCGTGATACCCGCTGGGTTGGTGGTGGAAGTCACGCCGTAGAGCGGGTCCTTGACGAACCGCACGCGCGGGTAATTCTCCAGGATCAACTGCTTGATCTTGGTGTTGAACGTGTTTGCGGTCGTCAGTGCGGTGGCGATCGTGTTCGGATAGACGAACACCATTTCGTCGTTGTCATCCACAACGCCGGCCGTCTGGTTCTGAATCTGCTGAACCATCGCCAGGAAGTCGTTGTAGATTTCATTCGGCGTCGCATTGATGACGCCGTTCTTGACCCACTGCACGCCGCCGTTCGCCTTCAGGCTTGGCGTCAGCGCGGCCGATAGGCCCGGTTCGTTGGTCAGGCCGTAGTTCGCCAACCCCGCTACGCCAAAGTGATAGGTGAGGTTCTGGTACTTGTTGAGCACCGTGATTGCGGCTTGCTGGTTGGACGACGCCCAGGCAAGCCGCGCCAGATCGGCTCGCTCCATCTCCCGCTCGCCATACTGGACGAAGATTTGGTAGAGATATGCCTGCCGTTGGGGGAAGTTGGCATTGACGTTCGACATTCCGTTGTTGGAATAGTCGCCGTAGCTGCTGGTTTCACCCGTCGCCTCGATGTAGGGGAACATGGCCGTATCATCAAGCCACGACCCTTTCTTCACCTCATCCAGGATTTCCGCGCCCTTGTTTGGCGAGAAGATGACCTTATAGACCTCGGGGTCAACGATCGTCGTAAGGAACGCGGGAATATCGGAGTTCGCCGTCGTGGTCAGCGTCGGCAAGGCATCCATCGCCAGCACGTCGCCGCCGACGCCACGCCAGTCGTCGCGCAGCAGTTCAACCGCGCCGCGGAAGATGGCCCCAGCCCGCTCGTATTCGACGATCTCGGGATTGCGATACATTGTCTCGTCTCCGTGTTGCTGGAGCCATCGCTCCGATGGGTGAAGCGATTAGCCGTATGCGGCGGTATGGCTCGATATTTTTATCATTTCGCCCGGCGCTGCGTTGGAGACCGCATACCATTTGGTCTCCTGGTTCACCGCCGCAACAGTGATGGCCGTGCTGCTGACGACGGTGTTGTTGTTGACGACGTAGGTTCCGGCCCCTCCGGTCCCGGTGCCGAGTGCGGTGATCGTCGTGCCAGCAACAACGCTGGAGCCGGAGATGGTCTGATTGACCGCGAAGCCGGATACGACGGTGCCACCAACGGTCAACAGGCCATACGTGCCGGAGATCGTAACGCTGGCCGTGGCCTGTTCGGGGATGCTGACGTAGTAATTGCCGATGCCGCCCGTCGTACCACTAATCTGCGAGACAACCACACTGCCGGTTGTAATGCCGGTGCCGGAGATCGCCGCGCCGGGATAGACCGTACCGGAGCCGACCGCCGTCACGCTCATGATGTCGCCGGAGATCGAGCCGGTGACGCTGAACGTCTCTGCCGCGATGCTGGATGCCGATCCGCTGGCGCCGGTCGTGGGCGACCCTGTTGCGGCGAATGTCGCCTGCCCATTGGCGAGGTTGGCGTACGCCTTCATGCCCCAGGTTGCCACGCCTGAGCCGTTGTTGATGCACCAGAAGTCGCCGCCGTTCATGACCTCGACCTCGAACCCGGCCGGCACCAGCAGCCCAGACGACTGCAAGTAGTTCGTCAGCAGACCGTTCATGGTCCGATGCACGAATCCAGCCACGTTACCGCTGCCATAGTTGTTGGCGAAGCTCGGCGTGCCATCGGCGTCGACTGGCGGCGTTACCCACGCGAACAGGCCGGTCGTCAGGCCAAGCGGCCCGGCGACAAGTCCGCCCGGCCCGGCATCAAAAGTGGTCCACACGTTTTTGCTTGCGAAATCACCAACCACCGCAGGCGCTGGTTGGACATTGACCTGGGACTGGCCCAGCGGAACGTAAGTCACCATCGCTAGATTTCCTTATGCTGGGAGGATCAGAGAACCCGGATACGGGCCACGTCAGGATGCGCCGCCGCGAACCCCTTGACCGTCGCGGCATCGTTTGCGAGCGCGACGGGCCGCTGCTTGTCGCGGGCGCGTTCCTTGGCCATCTCGATCAGCGCGGGATACGCGGACGGATGCACGCCGGCATGCTTCACGCCAACGCTGTCCATCGCGAGCCGATACACGGCTTCGGCGCTCTCCTGCGGCATGGCGAGCTTGCCGATCAGCGGCTCAACGGCACGCTCGGCGTCGCGCAGCGCGGCGTGCTTGCGGTTAGATTCGGCCACGGCGTCAGCGATCGCGGCGTCCATCGCGGCCTTGGTGACCGGCTTTGGCTCGGCGTCGAGGGCTGCCTTGTCGCGCGCGGCCTTGTCCTTGGCCTCTTTCTCTTCCTTCTCCAGCCTTTCCTTCTCGGCAGGATCGGCGTCACGCGCCGCCTTGTCTTTCGCCGCCTTGTCGGCGGCACGCTTCTCCATGCGAGCCTTCTTCTCTTCCGCGGTCTCGGCTTCTGCGTCCCGCGCGGCCTTGTCTTCGGCCTCCTTCGCCTCCCGCTTCTTCTTTTCCTCCTCGGATTCCGGCTCGGCGTCCATCGTGTCAGGCTCGCCTTCGCCTTCCTTGTCGAGAGAATCGAGAAAGGCGTGCATGTCGTCCAGCTTGGCATCCTTCGCCAGCTTGCCAGACGTTGCCGTGGTCAGCCGCCGCGCGATCTCCGGCTTGGCTGCGGTCCAGTTCGCCGCCGTGGCGCCCAGCAGGACCGGCTTGAGGTCGATCTTGGTGTCGGCGGCCAGCTTCGGCATCAGGTACGCGGACAGAGCGCCGCGGACCAACAGGGCCTTACGAGATGCAGGCATGTTGTTCTCCTGGGGGTTCCGCATGCCGGGTGGCATCGCGTCTTCGACAAGTACGTCAGGTCCAGCGCGACCGTCCGTGACCGTCGCGAAATGGTTAAACTTGATATTCCGCATCACGCCGTCATAGGGTTCGCCTTCATAAACCCCAGGCGTCATGTCCGGATCGTAGGAATAGCTCGCGCTGATCTGGCGCTTTTTGTTCGTCTCGACACCATCGATCCCGTCGCGCGTCCAGAACGCCATCGAGTTCCGCAGATAGGGATGCTCGTAATCAGCGTTCGTGCCAGTCGTGCCGACTATTTTGTCCTGGTGTGGATCGTCGGGCGACTGCGCGATGTGCCGCGCCATGACGGGCTGATTGTTGGCGGTCGGGACGGCCTTCTTCAGTTCGTCGGGGTCGCGCAGCAGCTTGTATTTGCGCTGCGGATCAAGACCCAGCTTTTCGGCGTTCGGTATTTCATGGCCGTAGTATTCGTTGACGGCGGCTTTGGTCAGCGGCGTCTGCTTGACGTGCATCCGGCCGAACGTGTCGAAGTCGCGGACCGACTCAGGGTCGAAGTCGAAGGTTAGGGCCTCGTCGTTGCCGCCGCCGCCGCCTTCCTCTGCCGGGTCAAAGCCGAGCATCATCACAACGTCTTCTGGCGTCTTTATCTGTTCATCGTCTGGATCGGCGTCCTTGATCTTGCGCCAGTCTACCGGCTTGCTTTCAGCCGATCCGAAGTGTGCATCGGGAAAGTCGCTCATATCGCGGCCCTCCATTCAGCGAATACAGCAGGTGAGATATACGATTGCAGCGCAATGACCGGGGTATTCCCAAGCCGCCGCGATACCGCCGTTGCGACCGCCATCACAGCCTTCTTGTAATCTGCCATTGTCTTCGGTGGAGACTGCTTTGCAACCAGGGCATACGCCGTTGACGTGCCTACATGGGTGCGGAAGTCTTTGGTCTTGAAACCGCCCCCATTAAGGGTATGAACATGAGCCAGGAGCGTCTTGTCGTCCGTCGCGGGAAACAGCTTGCCGGTCTGCCCTGCCGTCATAGCTCTCTCGGCCAGCATTTCAGCCAAGCCTTCGTCATTGACCTTTAGGTTGAGCGCCACGCCCTTCTTTCCGATGAATCGGAGAGAGACGCCATCTTGGCCTACTACTACATGGCGCCCCTCAAGTGTGGTAGCGCCATAAGCCTTGACCTTCGCTCCTGTGTCCGTTTCACTTCCCGGACGCACGCCCATCTTCATAATCAGGTCCAGGCAGTCGGCCGAGTCCTTGATCTTAGGATTATCAGACCGCTGTGCGTTGGCGTTCTGATCCGAGATGTATCCGAATTTGCCACGCAGTTCTTCTATCCTATCGAACTTAGCGGCGGCCTGCGTGGCGCTGAATGTCTCGGAGTAGACGGACTGGACGCGGCCTTTAGAGTCCTTGCCAACAGCAAGCAGATCAGCTTTCGGATCATCACTGTAGCGCACATCTGTCCAAGCCGGAGGCAGTTTCAAACTCTCAATGTGGGCCGGGAGAGGAGCGCCGCTAACCTGTGTTCGTTTGCCGCCCTCCGTTTTCGTTTGCGTCAGTGCGGCACGTCCAGAACCGCCGCCCGAGCCGAACTTGCCGTCCGTATCGCGTGGGTGTTCTGACTCGACAAACTCCGCCATCTCACCGGCTCTGCAACACAACCGCGACATCAATGGGCGTGGCGGGCGATGCGGACCCGTTCACAATCTCCAGCGTAAACGACTGAAACACGCGGCCATCGTTGTTGTCGATCACCGCAAGCGTGCCGGAGTTCATCGCGGTGCTGATGAGCGTCCCGGTCGGTATAGCCCCGCCAGCGTCGAGAAACCGCTGCACGCCGAATGTCCCGGCCTGATTGATCTCGGCCGATGCGGCAAGGTGCGGCATACCGTTCGCTTGGATCAACGCGCTATTCCATGTGCCGAGGCTGCCGATCGTGCCGGGGACCGTGATCGTGCCGGGCGTCGATACGGTGCCGGTGTTCTGCGGTATGTCGAGTTGCCATGCGGGACCATCGACGACGATCTGAGCGACGGCGCCGTTACCGAGGGCGGCTTCTGCGGTGGGCATTAGCTAAAGCCTTCCACGATTGGTTTGCTATTGCAACGGCAATTTATGAGTGACCCGGGCCAGACGAATTTCTGTTCCGCCGGATCGAACCACCCTTTTGCGATCTCATACGGCTTTCCATCATTCGCGAGATGCGTGGGCCGCGGTTCTTTACCGGCGGTCGAGTGCAGCCACAACGCATGGGTGATCCCTAGCTCTGTCTGTCGCACCCGAGTCGTGATAGCGAACGCCTTGTTCGTTTGGTCGCGCGCTATAATTGTCGCCCGCCGCCGCGTCACCCCAAACTGCGATTCGATCTCCTTGACCATCATCCCGAGATCGCCGCCAACCTGCACGCCGCGCATTACGATGCCTTGCACTTGCGTCAAGTACTGGGCCGGGATCGACTTAATCAGCGCGATGTTCTCTCCAATCGAACCCTGCAACGCCTGATTCGCCGCCTCGGTCATGCGGAACTTCACAGTCCATCCGCCGCGTTTCAAGATCGACTGAAACGCCCCGTCCGCGCGCCGCTGTGCCGACGTTGCGAAGTGTCGCGCCAGTTCCTCTGCCATCGTGTCGAAGCGTTTCCGCCACTGCGCGCCGAGATCATCGAACGTGCCGCGCATGCCCATCGCAGGGGAGTCGTTGTCCTGCGCCAGCGATACGGGCGGGTTGCGACGGTATTGCGCGCGAACCCAGTAGAGCACCGAGGCGTTCATTGCCGCGATCTCGGCGTCCAGGCGCTTGTGGTAGGCCGCTTCAATCCCCGCATTGGGGCGAACGGGCGGAAGGATGCGCCGCTTGCCCGTGGGGGAGATAAGCTTGACTGTCATTATGTCACTGGCGTATGGTCAGGCGGTAACGGCAGAAGGAACACAAATCGTGGCAGACCTCAAAGAAGGCAATCGTGTTGAGCTTACGGTGGATCAGGCGATCATGTTCAAGGACGATACGGTAAAAGCTGGAACATGCGGAACGGTCGGCTATGTCGCTCCCTATGACGACTGCCTATGGTCGGTACAGTTCGATGACGGCCGTAAGGTGTGGTGTGCTGCGGCCGAGCTTCGGAAGATCGAAACATGACCACCATTCCCCCGTTCCGCACCACCATGTGCGACCCGGTGATTGCCGCCTTGTTCCGCGATGGGTGCATTCCCGCCCCGCCATTCCCCAGTCCGACCGTCTATGTCGATGTGGGCAAATGTCTCACGCCAACTCCGCGCCAAGCATTACCTTGGACTGACGACTGGCATGCCGACCCGCTTGGATTGGGAATTATCCGGTTGACATACCATAGACTAGGGGTAGTGTTGTGAGCGACAGGCCGACGTTGGACGAAGTCGAGGTTACGCCAGAGATGATCGCGGCGGCCGCCGCTGCGATCTGGTGCGGTGATGTCGAGTGGTCTGTTTACGACAGCCCAACTGGCGCAGAGACCATTGCAAGGAAAGTCATCGAGGCAGCTTTGAAAGTTCGTCGCGAAAATCACGCAGCGCGAACCATAACTGGTTGACTTTGGCGATGTGCGCTTTCACGTCCTCTATTTTCAGGTCCTTCTTTGGTGGCTTCCCGCGCATCTTCTCAGTCCTGCTAACGTAGGACGCCCACCATACATCGGTGATGGTGATGTTCGTTGGATCACTGGTTGGGTCGAATGTCGCGTGCGGGGATGCTACGTTGATGATGCCTGCACCAAAATCGCTTTCAGTCCGATGCAGGATGGGCGCACGCGCGAGACTTGGCTTTGGGAGGAATGAAGCCGTGACCCGCGACATCCGCGCCACCCGAGACGCCTTCCATTTGACCACCGCCGGCCTCGCCCGCTTAGTCGGCGTGACAGACCGAACCGCGTATCGGTGGATGGCTGGGACACTATCGGTGCCAGAGCCGGTGTGGCGGCTGTTGGAGTTGGTAGAGTGGGCGGCAGATGGCGATGAGAGCGGGCAACCCTTCTATGAGTGCGTTCGAGATGTCGCTTGCCGGGTATTTTCATGACCGAAGAACAACTCGCTCTGCTAGAATACATCGGCCGTTGCCTTATGGAACAAGCGACTGATGTAAAGTTTCGGCCGGACTTTCAGCGCCTGCTCATATTAATGGCAAAGAATGGATTCGATATAGGAATGCCAGACCCCGCCTGCCCGATCACGCCCCCGAGTTAGCCCCACTCTCCGAACCTTCTTCCGCCTGATTATCCACGCGCTCGCTCGGGTCCGTCAGGTCTGAGCTGCCCGGCATCTCCGGTGGTCCAGGCGCGTCACCCTTCAAGCCGTGATAGGGGCTTTCCGGATCAGCCGCGAGCACGGCGCGGCGCTCATCCGGACTGATCGCGCCGCTTTCGATATCCACCGCTGCTGCGTCCGCATCCGTCTTCCGAACCGCCGCACGTCCGGCTTCGTCCAACTCCCAAAGCAACTCCCAGTCGTGGGTAATCTCTTCGTCGATCTCGCCGAACTCGTTTAGTTGCAGAATGTCGAGGATGTATTTGACCGGATCGTCCAGCAAGCGCTCTTGCTTGGAATGGACAACGTCATACCAGACCCGGATTTCGTCCTCGGTGGTGGCGTTGAGGCCGGATGGTGTGATGCCGAACGCCTTGACCAGCGGCTCGCCGGTCACCGCGGCCATGTGCTCCTGCGCCTGCGCTTGCAGCTTATCCAGCGTGCCCAGCGGCGCGGACACGTTGGACAGCGCCTCCCGTTCCTTATCGACCGCCATCAGGCCGAGGTTGTTGCGCCAGATCGTGAAGAGCGCGATACGATCCTCAAGACTTGTGCCGGAACCACCACCCAACACGGTGTCCATGTCCGTTTCCAGCACGAACACGGTAAACGCCTGAATCAGATCGGACACCGATTGCCGCGTTCGGAGCCAGTTATCCACGTACGGCTTTAACATCTGCGACAGCGACAGCCCGCCGAAATTATAGGCGGGCTTCAGCAGATCGGGGACCGGATGCGGCACCATCGTAATGAGCCGCGTTACGTGTATCTGGTCGCCCATCACGAACCAGATTTGCGGGCGATAGAACGTCGGGGCGCGTGGGTTGTTTGAGTTGTAGACGTTCGGCGCAACCCATGTCGGGTCGATGATGGTGAACCCGTTCAGCGAACCTTTTGCGATCTTCGCTTTATTCAACAACAGTGGCGACCGCATTTCGTCCCTATCGTCTCGGTCGCCAACATCAACGAATAACTGCGCCAACCCCATCATCTCGGCGAGTTCTATCCACTCGCGCAACAGGTGCCGCACGCGGAACCGGTCCAGGGCGGCGTTCAGCGTGGCGATCTTTGCAGTCTTGTCCTTCTTCCCAACCGCCTTGAGCGTGAGCCACTTCCGCGTCATTTCCTCTGCGATGACTTCGGCGGGGCGGCGGTATTCGGCACGCTGCGCCAGAGCGGCGAGATAGGGATAGCCCTCGAATCCGATGCCCTCCTGCCACATGCCTTGCGCGCCGGCATATGCGTAGGGCGATCCGGACTGCACGCCCCACGCACCGTCCATCGCGAGCTTCGCGGCCGGCGGAACAACGCCCGGCGCGTACTGAGGCAGGACGTACGGGTTGCGACCGGCGTTGTGGTGGCCCTGCGCGCGAGCCAGGAGGCTGGGCGATATGGAAAGCGCTTGCCGGACTGGCGCGGAGGCAACGGGCTCCTGCCGCGGCCTGGGCGCCTCTGTGGTACGAAGTGTAGGCCACCGGAGCCACGGGAGCTTTGCCATTACGTGTCCCGTTGCTGTCTACCGGCGCACCCCGGCGCGAGCCAGGAGCGAGGGGGCGATCTGGATCGGCGGTCGGTTCATGCCGACCACCTCGAACGCTCCGGATAGCCCGTCAACCTGATCGTCATGCCCACCGGCCGGGAACGATGCCAATTCATCCCGTAGCGCTGCATTCCACGACGCCTTGACCATCGCCACGTTGCCGACGTTCACCTGGCTTGCGACCGGCGCGGCGCGGGTTGCCTTGTCGCCCGTCTCACGCTGCGACTGCACCTGATAGCCAGCCAGTTTCCGGGTATAGTAAAGCACTTGATGCTTGCCGGCCTGCCCAGGGTCTTCCGATAGCCTGATCTGCACCGCGCGCCCGTCTTGCGTTGCTGTGTTCACAACAGCCGCCTCGATTTCGTCAGGGCCGCCGCGCAACCTCACCACATCGATGATGATGTAACGTCCCTCTTTCGTGCGACCCAACTTCAGTCCGACCGTCCAGTCCGGGTTGTTCGTGCCCATCTGTTTCGTCGCGGCCATGTCCCAGGATCGGACGATACTGACGCAAACGGGGGCGGCGTCGAGGACTTCGATCAGGAAAGGCTTGAAGAGCGCGCCTTCGTTAGGGCGTGGGCGCTGTTGGTAGAGAGCGGCCCATTCTCGCTCGCCAGTTTCAATCCTGGTCCCGGCCAGCATCTCGGCCGAAAAACGCTCTGGCCAAAGCGCTTCTCCAGGCGCCCGACCCATTTGGTCATTGTCTTCGGCAATGGCCGGAAGATTAGCAATCCGCCACTGCGTTCCGCCCGTAGCTGCGGCATCCAGCAGCCTTCCAGCCAAATCGTCTTCGTGCCATCGAGTCTGAATTAAAATCAATCGAGCGCCTGGATTTAGGCGAGTAATTACTTCTGCCCGATACCAGTTCCAGACGGTATCGCGGATGGCCGGGCTATCAGCATCCTTGCGACCTCGGATTGGATCGTCAATGATGAAAAGATCGGCGCGGCGGCCGGTTATGGACCCTCCCGCACCAGCCGCCCGGTAGACTCCACCTGTCGTGGTGCGCCATAGACTCGATGACTCATTCCGAAGTCCATAACCAAGCGTTTCGCTATTCTGCTGGATGTAGCTGATAACTCTTCCACTGAGGTCTTCGGCATATTCGCTGGCATGACTGGCTCCGATGACGTGTTGATTGGGAGCCAGACCCAGAAACCATGCCGCGAACAAGATTGAGGCGTACGTGGTCTTCGCGCTGTTCGGCGGCATGAAAACCATCAATCGCGTCGTCTCGCCGCGCGCCACAGCCTCTAATTCGCGGATCAAAAACCGATGGTGCCGGGCCGGGGTTTGGTCGAGAGGCGCAAGTGCCTCAATGCACCACGCCGTGAGGCTCCTCCGGCAATCGCGGCGCCAGAGTTCCCGCTCTATCTCCAATTCCCTCAGAGCCAACGATCTCAATTCGTCGGCGGGAGATTTCCTCGCGCTCGGCCCGTAGAGCGGCCTCGTCACGCTGACTGTCATCGGTGCGGACATTCAAGGTTTCGCTGGACAGCTTAGGGTGCTCATACGGCCCCCACGCCTCTGCCGCCTTCAACATCAACGGCACGTGACCCATCTTGACCGCGGCATGGGCAACCATGCGGAAGATATCACGCGGGAGAAGGGTGGCGATTTCAGCATCGGTCAGATGGCCAAGCGCCAGTTGGCGGGATTCGGCTACTTTACCAGCGAGTTCGGCAAGTTCCGCCGTTCGCTTGGCTGTTGGCTTGTTCGGCGCACCCGGCGGCCTCCCCCGCGGCCGTCCTGTCCGTGGCGTGGCCATGATTGGTTGTCCGAATTTCTTTCCCGATTATCCACCCGCACAAAACCGCAGGATATTCGTTCTTTCCCCTATTCCCGGCCCGTTGTCAACCCCCTATCGCGATTCCCGTTTCCCGGCCCGTAGGCTGCCGCCAGCGGGCGATCTGGACCAGGGGCACGTTTCCCGCATCTGGGAGCGCGATCGGCCCCAGCGGGGCTGTGGCGGCTCGCGTGGGGGCTTCTGGCCAATAATGCCCGCACAGCCGATCCATCGCGGCTGAAATCGCGGCGGTTGCATCGGAGTCCCGGATGGCGAGCCACCTGGCAATGCGCTCTCGGCCCCAGTCAAGCAGGACGACTGCGCTGACGATAGGCTCGTACTCCCCGAGCGCGGCGCGGGCTGCGTCATTGCGAGCGATGGCGGCGAACTGGCGATCGACGGTGCCGCCGTTGTCGGGATTGTCGATACGCTCGGAGGCGCCTGATTTGGCCGGGGAGGCGCCGTTTGCGATCTGGAAATCATCGAGAAACTGGCGAGCCGCTTTGACGTGGTGGCGGGTGATGTGACGGGAGTGGGTGTAGAGGCCCCAGATCGCGGATGATGCGCGGAAGCTGGACACGACGGTCCCAGCGCGGTCGGGGTCGTGCCATTGGGCTGCGGCGAGGAGGGCGGGGCGGAGTTCGGCAGGTTCCGGGTCGAGACCGGCGGCGATGCGCTTGCGGTTCGCTTTGGTCGATCGGCTTGCGGCAGTGTGCCCCTTGACCGCGTTCCGCAGCAGCGCCGGTGCGATCTTCTCCGCCTGGGCCTCGCGGTAGTCCGCCTCGCGCTTCGCCGCTTCGTCTTGTAACCGCTGCGCTTCTGCCAGGGCGGCGGCTCGTTTTGCCTCGCGGCGCGCGGCTTGCTCGGGGGTGATGGGCTTGCGGCGGCGCGGCATCAGGACAGCGGCCCGTGGATTATCCGGAACGCCACTGCCGCGCCCATAGCGGCGATACAGAGCGCATAGAACACAACGGCTTGTCGCATCCTACGACGGAACAGTTCTTCGGGCATGTGATATCTGCTGTGCGGGACGATCATCGGCGGCTCCTGTTCGCGTCGCACCCTACCGGCTACCGGCTGCCCTGCGCAAGAGGTTCCACGCGGGGCATCGTTTGTGTGCGAATGAGGGGGGTGTGTCACGCTAATTCCGTTGACGTGCCGTAACGTGACGGGCTGCGTGACGCCCCTCGCCTTACTTACTTACTTGTACATATCTATATGTAAGTAAAAGTAAGTAGGGGTATGTCACGTTGTCACGCTCTTATCTCCATATACCCATGCGTGCATGCGCGCTCGCATGTGAGTGTATCGCGGAAATGGCGTGACAACGTGCCGTTGCGAACAGGGAACGGCAGCTAAACCCTTGGGTTTGCTGCGAAATGTGACGGTCAGATGCCTGTCACGTTTTGCGTCACGCCGCGTCACATATCTACGTGCCGCGTGACGTATGTCATTGATTTATCGAAGATAATTCGGAAATGTGCCGCCGTCAATAGGCGCGTGACGCGCGCTTATTCCCCCTGGTCCAGCACATTGAGCGGCAGCCACACGGCCCGGCTCCTGTGACCCAGCGCAAATCGGATCACCTTCTCGGTGGCGGATGTAGCGCCCGGCAGTCGGGATAGCGTGCGGGACCAGTTCGCGGCCCATGGCGTGCCAGCCAGCGCCTTGGCGAGCGCGGGGTGGCTGGTGCTCACCCAGGCACCGAACGGCGCTGTGCGGTGGGCTCGGACGCCGTATTCGCGCAGTTCGAAGTCAGCGGTATCGACTGGGATACGGTCATCCGACCCGAACGCCGCTGACATCAAGCGACCAAGCGTCACGTCGATGGTCGGACCATTACCCAGCGACACGCGGATGCGGGCGGCAGACAGGTGCGAGAGCAGCCGGTCTTCGTCCTTCTGGGTATCCGACGTGACGCTATCGCCCCAATCCTGCCGGTCCAGATACGCAGATGCTTCGGCCTGCGTGATCGGTCTCCCGCTGTGCAGCGAATACGCCCCGGCCAGGAGTGTGCCAACTTGGTCCCCCAGCCGCCGCGTTCCGAGCTTGGCGGCGACCGCGACGGCGAACACCTCGGCATTGTCTCGGATCACCGGCAATAAGCCAACGCTGCGCGCCAGAAGGCCGGCAGCATAGGCCGGGGTGATAAGCAAGGCAGCTTGCGCGGCCAGGTCGCGGAACGCCTCCTGATCGTTGGAGATGGCGGTAAGGGGGGGTTGCAAGGCGAGGATCGAGACGCGGGACTCATCGGCCGCGAACGCCAGGCCGACATTGATGGACGAGAATGCGAACGCCGAGCGAATGCGGAAAGAGCGGCCGGAAGTCTGCTGCTGCGTGCCTTTGATGATCTTTTTCTCGGACTCGCTGGATGCCTGACGCATCAGGTCCAGCACGCCCTGGACCCGGATAGCCGCTGCGCTGTCCTCGCGCTCGAACTCATCGAACACGACGGGCAAAGCATCCGAATTGAGGGTCTGGCGGATGCCGGCTTCGGATGTCTTGGACTGGACCTGTAGGGCGATCGGCCCGACGAGGGGAGCCAATACATTGTCCAGAAGCCACGACTTGCCGGAGCCGGACGCGCCGGTCACCCAGATCGACGGGCGCCATCGGAGCGCGCCACACACCATCGCGCACACAATCCATCCGGCGAATAATGTGCCGCTGATCGGTCTGACCCATCGGAGTTTGGCGGAAATTTCACATATTCGGTGCGCGTCCGCGTTGGAGAGCGGCGCAGCGTCGTGGATCGAAAGCGGGAGCGCGGCAGGATAGATCGAGGTAGAGCCTGGCAGCATGAGCGCGCACGATCGGCCATCGACCAGGAGGCGGTCGCCCATGTGTAGAACTGCGCGGCCATGGTCGAACCACGCGCCGCGGCCTCGGACACGCTCCGGGTTGTAGATGCCGGCGCTGCGGCACTCCGTCATGAGCCAGTCAGCCGCATCGTCCCAAAAGACCTGTCCCTTCTCGGAAACGAATTTGGTGCGCTGCCAGAAGTGCGGGACAGCGGCCATCGCCATGAGGGCGCGCTTGGTATGCTGGTCCGCAGTCAGGGTGTGGACTTGCCGGGATGAGCGGGACAGGTAAAAAAAAGTCGAGTGGTCATAGCCGAGCGGGATGATGCCTTCGCTGGGTTGGGGGGAGAACTCCACGACGTTGTCCTCTCCCTCCATCGGGATCGGATTGGCGCGGGCATGGGCGGCGGACGCGACGGCATCAGGATCGAACGGGAGCCCGCTCATGCGGCACGCCGAGATTTCAGGCCGCTGTCGATGGTGGCGAGCGCGGCCCGGATGCCTTCTTCGCTGATAAAGCCATTGGCACGCGCGGCGGCCAGCATCGACTCGCGGACCTCGGATTCGGTCAGAGAACCCTCATCAACAAACCGTGCGAGCGAGTATGTTTCGGCGTTCAGAGCATTGTTCCGGCCGCCTTTGCCGAGCGCCGCGACGCGGCGGATAGCGTTGCGCAGCGCGCCGACCGCGTAGTTTCTGGCCTGGTCGCCGGTGCGCAGGACTGGCTGTTTGCGCTCTGGCTCCGGTGGGGGCGCCATAAGGCGAGCGAGCCACCCAGGTAGAGGCGGGGGTGATGTCTCCCACGGAGCCGTCAGCCAACGATACGGACGGCGCGTGCGCCAATGCAGCGAGGGCGGCACAACCTGGGACTGTCTGCCGCGCCTTGGGTCTATGCCGAGTGCCGGGCAGCCGTCGTGGCCAACGATCCGCTCGCCGTTGTTCTGGAAAAAGAGGGCCAAGCCGCCGCCGCCGGAGCGTAACTGCGGACGCGGCGGCAACGGCCCATGCTCAACCACGAGAGCGGCGAGGTTGGCGATGCCGTCGTGCGCGTGGCCCGGGGGTGTGTCACAGTCGAGGCCCAGCAGGCGAGATGGACCAAACACCACGCGCCATCCGCATCCAGGAAACAATCCGCACCACGTGGCGAGTTGATCAAGGTCGCATGTAGCCGCGTCCGTGGGGGCTTTGATGCACGCCTTTTTGGTAGTTGGCGAAACCGGATATAGGTGCCAGCCGATCAGCGCCAGCCGCTCAATTTCGTCAGGAATTGAGGCCATCCAGCGCCTCCTGTACCGATCTCGCTGGCAAATACAACCCGCCAGCGCGGCGCCACGCTGAAGCAAACCTAATCTGCTCGTCGGAAAACCTGCCGCCGCGCGGGCGTTTGGTTTCGATCGCCACAGGACGGCCGCCGACCGCGCCGATGATGTCCGCCGAGCCGATCAGTCCGAAACTTACCCATCGGCCAAAACGATCCGGCAATTTTCCGGTGTTGTTGCGCCAAATGCACGCTTCCTGCAGTGCCGATACGGCCACCAGGACCGCGCTCAGGACCGGCGTCTCGGTTAGCGGTTCATCGCCAAGGTCAAGCCTGTTCATGGCTCCGGTTCCCCCATGCGTGCTTGGTCCACCCATAGTGATACCCTCGCACTTTGCGGATTTGATCCATCTTTTCGTACGTATCGGCGTGTTGCATCAAAGCCTTGAACTCCGCCCCGCGCGCCGTGAGAATGTCGCAGCCGCGCGCCCAGACCGGAGTTGTCGTGACCTGAATCAGCTGACCGTCAACCTGCTCTGGGCCTTCTGCAATCCCACGCTCAGCCGGATCAGGCGTGACCAACACGCACCCATCGGGCGAGCCGTCAGGACATTCCTGACCATCGCGCCATCCCGGACCGGCGGGAAATATCCGGTAGCACACCTCGCATTGCTTGACGGGAGCGGATTCGGACTTGCGTTTCTTGTCGTCGAGAGACCATCGGCGCGGCGCATCCGGTAGACCGTGGCGGTGGATGTTACCGACATGGTCGAGGATCGTGGCGCGCGAGCCGTCTGCCTTGGGTCTGAGTGCTCGGCCGATCGTTTGAAGGTGCAGTGCGAGGGACTTTGTCGGGCGCAACAGGATGACGCCGCCGACCGAGGGTACGTCGAGACCCTCGGAGATTAGCGCGCATGACGTGAGAACTTGATACTTCCCATTGCCGATACCCTCAATTCGGTCGCGTCGCACAACGCGGTCCATCGTGCCATCCACGGACGCGGCAGAGATTCCCGATGCGCAGAACTGTTCCGCAACGTGGCCGGCATGATCGATGCGAACGGCAAAGACAATGGCGGAGCGGGGGGCGATGTAGTCTTTATAGTGTTGAACTGCATCCCCGGTGATTACTACCTTGTCTATCGCTTCCGACAATTCGTCGGTTGCATAGTCCCCGGCCTGTGTGCTGATTTTTGACAGATCGACTGACGATGGCGGAGCGAGGTAATCATAGGGTGCAAGCCATCCGGCCTTGATAAGCTCGCCCGGCGTCGGACCAAGCACCATATCGTCAAACATCCGGCCCAAACCGCGCCCATCAAGACGTTGCGGGGTTGCTGTGACGCCAAGGATTTTTGCCTGGGGCCATCGCTTGAGGATCGCTTGATAGCTGTCGCTGATCGCGTGGTGCGCCTCGTCCACAATTATCAGATCAGGCGCGTCCGACATATCCAGTCGGCGCGCAAGAGTTTGGATCATCGCAATTTGGGTGCGATCGTTTGTGTGCCGATGTCCCGGCTGTATGCGGCCGTGCCGCACGCCGAATCCGTCCAAGGCTTCGCCAATCTGCGCGACAATCTCGGTGCGATGCGCGATAACGAGAGTTCGTTTGTTCTTTTCTGTTGCGCTTGCGGTAATGTAGGCGAAGCAGGCGGTTTTGCCGCTGCCGGTCGGGCTGACGGCGAGCACGCGCCGGTGGCGCGCGAATGCCTCACGGATGCGGGCAACAAAGCCCTCTTGATAGTCACGAAGGGAGATCACGGCGCGCGTCTACAGCGCGGGGATTACGAGAATATCCTTCGGCGCCACATGGTCAGTGAGGACCAATGCGCGACCGCTGCCGTGCCGGTGGATTTTACCAGCCATGCGAATTGCAGCGCAGGCTATCGCGGACCGCGAGTAGCCTGTCTCCTTCGCAAGCCAAGCGAGAGTCTCATCCACATCAGGATTGAGTTGCAGGCTCAGACGCGGCGCTTCCGGCATGACGTGGTCCCCTGGACGTGCGGCCACTGTGCAACTCTTTGACGGTTGCTGTCAACCCCGCCCTACCCCGCGCGGCCCGGCGCGCAATAGGCTCGGGCGCGCACCTCACCGCGGGCCGCGCATCAGCGTGACCAGGTTCCACACGCGCTTGGCAGCGGCGTCGGCCCGTCGCGCAATAGAGCATCAAGGGGCGGGTGCAGCCCCGCCATACCGCTTCCCGAGCGTCGCCATGTTCCAAACCCGTTCCGCCGCCGTGACAGCGGGCCACACGAACTGGTCCAGCCCGATCCGTTCCATCGCGGCCTCGATCGCCTCGCGCCGCCGATCATCGACATCCTCCCATTCCCACGGCGACCGATCCGCGCGCCGCTCTGCCAGCACTCGGTTCCGCGGCTGCGGCATTTGCGTCGCGATAAGGCCGAGACGCCACTCCCGGATGATGTCGCGCCGACCCGTTTTGCGGCTCTGTGCCACGGCCTCGACGCAGGCCAACGCGGCGACGCAGTGCCCCACCGTTCCGAGCAGGATGTTGCACTGGCGACACATGACGCGGCGGTTGTTGGTGTCGCCATGGATCACGAACGATCCGCCCCATGCGCGCGGCAGGATGTGATCGTCGGATATGCCGTGGCTGCTGGCGCGGCGGGGGTGGAGCTCGGCTCGGCAGCGCGGGCATGGGTCGCCTGGGAGGAGGGTCACGCCGGCCTCTTCGGCGGCGTGGGCTTCGGCAGGGCGCGCTCATATTGGGCCACGCCGCCATCAGGCGCGATCCGGTCATCCACGCGCCGTTCAATCCCCAGCTTCGCCAGGATGGCGTCGGATGCCTCGCCGCGCGACAGGTAGAGGCCCAAGGACTGCCGGGCGATGCCACACGCCTGGGCCAAGGCAGACTGGCTCGCGCCCTCCTGGCGGCAGATGCGGCGGATGTGGGCGCGGAGACGGGCGGGGGTCATGCTGGTACCTTGGCGGTTGCGGCGATTGACAGGAGAAGGTCGCGGAACTCGGGCGGCGTGGCGGCTGCCTCGGATTTTCCAATTCGGCGCAAGTCACCTACAAATCGGTTTCTGCACCAACTCACAACTGCGGATGACGGATGTTTTCCCCACCGAAGCTGCGGCAGATCAACACCATAGGCATAAAGCCAAGTCGCTTTGCGGGCAGGGCAGCCATAGGCGGCCTGCTCAATGTGGCATGTCCATCCCCCCTGCCAGTCCGCCGTAGCCCACCCACTCGTCTTGGATGGCGTCAGAAGCCCATGAGATCGCCACGCCCAGCTATCGGCGGGATGTTCGAGAATGCCACCCCAGCGGCGCACCGAATCCAGAGCGGCAGCAAAGCATCCGCCGTCCTCTCCACGCTTATGCCCCCATCTGGCTTCGACCAGCCCGGCAAGGCGACACCAAGCAGAACACGGAGGGTGCGCCACGACCGGATGCGGGCCAGCGTATAGCCGCGCGTCGCGGCTCTCGTCCCACAGGTCAACGTCTGGCAGCCCGCTGTAGCAGCCGCCCTTTTGGACGTAGAGCGCGGCGATCACTTCCGCACCGCGATGGCGAAGACGTGCAACTCGCCGTCTCTGCCCGCCTGCCGGAGGGCGTCTTCCGCGTAGGCCCGTGCCGCGGCTTCATCCGGCTGGCGCGTGACCATCGACGGTGCGGTGCGGCCGGTGGCGATCTCTTCCAGGGTGATCGTGTAGACGTTCATCGTCGCGTCTCCGGTTTCGATGAAACGTATATAAGGCGCCCATCCTGGCGATGCAAGAAAAACCTTTCATCCCCCGGCGGGAGAGCCTATATCTCCCTCAGAGGCGAGGAGCCGATCCCCGCCGGATCAGGAGAGACGAAGATGACCATCAGCATCGCCCCGAACGGCAGGCACACTTCCCAAGTTGACGCCGAAGACATCGGCCGGGCGCGCGACGCAGCGGAAGCCGTTCTCGCCCAGCGTGGCGTCACCGCCGAAGCGGCCTACGCGGCCTATCAAGCGCAGTGGCTGGAATTTGACGACGAAGACCCGATGACCGGCGACGCGCTGGCATGGATCGCGGCAGGCAAGGCAGCCGACATCGCAATCACCGCCGGCTGGGCGAACGAGAATGCAGAAATCTTCTGCGACATGAGCGCCTGACCCCCACGCGGGGCTTCGGCCCCGCCGGATCAGGAGAGAGACGATGGCCACCACCGAATACCGCATCACCAACGCCCGCACGCTGGCCGAGACATGGACGCCCGCGGCCACCTGTGCGCAGGCACTCGTGGCGCACGAGACGGCACGGCGTGCGGCTGATGGAGACGCGCTGCTGCCTCGGAACTGCCGCGTGTCGCATGGCGGCGACGGTGGGATCATCGACATGTCGATTGGCGACAGCTTCATCCGCGGGCGCGTCGAGAACGTGATCCGGCGCGTTGCCTGACCCGCCCCCCCCAACCGGAGTGAGAACGATGGCTACCTACATCCGCATAGCTTGTCTGGCTCTGGAACGCGCCTGCGACACGCCGGCAGTTGAAAGCGTTGATTATGCCCTCTATCGCTGCCGGTTGTACTATGCGCAATCCGGCTCAAAGGCGTCAATCGACATGCTGCGGGAGGCGACGGCGCTTGCAGACAAAAAGGCCGCATAAAATGCGCAGCACCGACACCCAAGCTAGAATCCTTACCCTAAAAAATCGGGCGCGCGTCGCGCTCCAGCATTATCGCCTGATCGGATCATGGGCCGACTGCGGCAACGCACTCTTGCAGCACATATCTCCAGAGGCAGCCGAGGCTGCCGCCGAAGTTGATGCAGCGATGGCGGAACTGGCCAGGATCGACCCGGCTTGTCCGAAATGGACACCGCTGAGTGCGGGCTGACCTCCAACCGGAGCAACAATGATGACCGACACCGAACGCCTGACCATCGCCAAACTAGTGCAAGCAATCCGGTATTATCTAGCAACCGCCACCAAGGATCGTTCGCATACAAACGGTCTGGCCGCCACCTCCCGATGCGGAGGTGCCCTGTGATCGCCGGGCTTGACGTTACGGTTATGGTGCTGTCCGAATCCGCGAATGGACTCGATGGATTTGGGCCTCGGTCGGTTTCTCGAAATGTTTGAGGCCCGATTCGGCCGCAAGGCCACGACCGTACTCCTTGCTATGATTGGTCTCGGGATTGTGGCGTTCACAGGCAGACTGATCCTAACCGGGATGGTCTTTCCAATTTACGATGTGCTAACCGCAATCATAAACCGCCACGAAACCCTTAAGAGCATTGTGGAAGACTCCCACAGCCAGACTAGCCATATAATATTCCTAATAATACAAGGGCTTTTTATAGGGTGGATTACGAACAACTTTCTGCATGATGTCTACGCGTTCGTGAGAAGGCGCCAAATCATGCGTGAGGCTGAGACAAGGCTTTTCACGCGCATTGAGCGTGTCAACATATGGAAATGGATTCAGGACAATAAGGCAGACGTGAAGGAGATCATCACCCGCTTGGACAACGAAGAGAAGGGTGTAGGGCCGATCATTGATGACGCCTTTCTTATACCCTTCCTCACCCGCCCAGACGTATCGCCGCTACGAGCGGCGATACCGCCAGCAGAGGCGCCGGAGCCTACAAGTCCGCCAGTCGGAATCCCTCCATTTCCAATGCCGCCAGAGTAGGAATAACTGCAACTTGTGGTTGCTGGTACGGCAACAGATACCCAGGTATGCAGGCGATTCGTATTCAGGGGGCTGCTATGGCTGATTTTGTTGTCGAGGTTACGTTGATGCTCCAAGACACGAGGCCACTCTCGTGGGCGGTGGAAGCCGTCAACTCAGATGGTGACGGCGGCATAGATACAACCGTATTCGCTGGCCCATCGGGCGAGCAACGGGCCAGAGAATACGTGCGATGGAAGTATGGGATCACCCAGCCAAAACTGGTTGCCGCCTAAACCGTTGTGGTGTCTATATCGACATCCTTTACGCAAGTTTGACGCCGGGTGTGACGCATTCCTGTGAACCATTGCCCCGCCCGACAGAAGCCCTCGACACCGCGGTCGCCAAGGCGCGAGCGCTCTACGCCGCGTAGTCCCAGCAGGAGCAACAACGATGACCCAATGGATAACCGGACCCTGGACGGCGAGATACATAGACCGTCAGTGGTACATCATGTCGAGACCAACCGAGCGTTTCCCGGACGGGAAAGCGCTGGCTGCGATCAATCAGGCCATGATCGGAGATGATGGGGTTGCGTGCCTAATGGCCGCGGCACCTGAGATGGCGGCCGCCCTGCGGGCCATGATCTACGATACCACGCACTTTTCTGCGGTGCGCGACGACGGCTCGCACGACTGCCGCATCGGAGCCGAAGCGCTGGCGAATGCCCGCGCCGCGCTGGTCAAGGCCGGAGTCGATCAAGTGCCCTGCGACCCCGCGTAGTTTTCCTCACGCTGGGCGCGCACGCGGACATAGGCTCGCTTATCGTGGGTGCCACAATAAACCGAGCCAGCCTTGGTCGGATCGCCGCAGAACCTCCACGGGCGCCCGTCGTTCATCGGCCACAGGCAGTGAGGCACTTTGCCCGGCACGGGTGGCGCCTGGACGGGCTGTGGCGCGGGGAGGGAAGTCCGGACAGGCAACACGGCTACTCCCGCTATGGCCAGGGAGGCAGGCCACGCGATGGGGGTAGCTACCACGGGCGCTGCGTCGCTCGCCAGCGGCGGCAACGTGGGCACCGGAGTTCGACGGACGTAGGGCGTGGGCGCCTTGCGCTCCCCGCCGCGGGGGATCGGGGATGGGCGCGGCGGTAGGTCGAGACGGTGCGCCTTCCCGACGACGGCATTCTTCGAGATGCCCATGCGCCGGCCGATCTCGGCGGTCGAGTGTCCCTCGTCCCACAAATCGCGCAACCGCTGTATCGTGGCGGCGTCCCACGGGCCGGACATCATGGCTCAACCTCCACCCAACTCGCCGCCCAGCAGGGAGCACCCCAGCCCCGATCCGGTCGCTCGTCAATGGCGTCTTGCTCGACGGACCCGATAGCCGAGCCGAACAGATCGTATTGCACCGCAGCGGCAGCGAACGCGATGCTGCCTGGCGCAACTGCCACAATGTCCGACGCCCCACATTCGCAGCACACAATCGGCGCTGTCGGGATGCACACGCGCTCGCCTTCGTCGCCCAGCACGATCCGCATGCCCTGGCACCAGGGCCGGGGTGGTTGCGCGCCGCCGGTCATGCTTCTCCCCTCTCCGCGAACAGGTCGGGCAGGCGCGCTGGCTCGGGGGAGGGTGGGGCTGGGGCGAATATCGGCGCGTCAACCTCGTCGCCCCACGCCGTCCATCCATTCCGACTCTGGCGTGCGTACATTTCCAGACGCGGCTCCGGCGACAGCCGCTCAACCAAATCGAAGAACTCATCTGGCTTTTCGCTATGCCTGCCGCGTGGCCACTCGAATAATGTGCCGCCGGTTGCCTGCGCGTGCCTGCCGCCCTGGCCGAACGGATTGCCGATGCGATCACCCACGCGCGCCACCAAGACGTGCTCTGTGTTGCAGCGAAAGCGGCCAGCACCTAGGCCCGGCTTTTTCCACGTTAACAGTGTGATGGGCATCGCGCCCCACGCTCGCGCCAACTGGTAGCCCCAATCGACATGCTGCGTCAGGCACCAAACATACAGATGGGCTTGGGCATCGAAGGCTGGCCGGATGTCAATGATCTCAGCAACGGTCATCGTCTTATAGTGCCGCTGCGGACTCGCCTTTGGTGCGCCACCATTCACAATGGCCATCGTCGGCTGCCACGGCGGGTCGACAACCACCGTGCGCCACGGCTTGGCGGTTAGCCGCGCCGACCCGATGACCTCCTCCCGCATCATACCGCGTCCTGCGTGATATCCGCGAACATGCCGGCGTCCTTCACGATGCGGCGTTCGATCATGGCGCAATAATCCTGGTTCAATTCGATGCCGACGGAGTCGCGCCCGAGGCGGTCGGCAACCATCAAAGTCGTGCCTGCTCCCGCGAAACAGTCCAGCGCGACGCATGGCACCGGGTCGGCTGGCGGGCAGGCGCACGACTGGCGCCACGCGCTGATCCGCTCCCGCATCCCGGAGAGGATGCGCGCCTTGACCGCGCTGGCGTCCTGTACGCCCGCTGCGGCGTGGCCCTTGCTGGACTGGCCGTTGTAGCCCCCATTTGCATCGGCGCCGCACGCGGCCTTGTGGGCTTCGTCTGGTGCGCCTTTTGTGACGATCCGGACATGCGGTGCGCCGCAGTGGGGACAGGCGCCACGTTCGGATGTGGCGGCGCGGATCAATGGCTCAATCAGGCGAGGAGGGAAGCTGGCGAAGTGGGCTTCGGCCAGAGGCATCGGGTTCACGTCGAGCGCCAGTGGATTGCCGTCGTTGTCTGCGATCAGGCCGTGAGGGGCGTTGAGGCTTTCGAGGAACAAGTCCGAGTTGCGGAAGTTGCGCTTAGTCACAAGCGCCCGGAACGATTCTTCCCTGGCTGCCTTAGTCGCATTCTTGCCTTTGAAAAATCCCTTGGCACGTTCTGGATGCGATCCACCAGGAGGATAAGCCGCCGGTCTCCGAATATCTTCGGCATCCCAAAAATATTGCTCCTGCTTCGTCAGCAGATAGACATATTCAACCGCCGAACTCGGCCGATCCGTCACGCTCTCCGGCATACATGACCGCTTGATCCACGGCATTTGTGACCGCAGCCACCAGCCGTCCGCTTGCAGCGCCATCGCTACGCGGGCCGGTATCATAACCAAGTCTTTCGGCTTCCCGTCAAAGCGCCCGACATTCGGCGATACGCCAGCCTGCTTCCACCCGGCTTCCGAGTGCATCGACCTTGGCGCGTTGTAGGTTGACGACGAGGCATAGGAGTCGCCCAAGTTTACAAGCAAAATGCCGTCGTCACGCAGCACGCGTTTCACTTCCCGGAATACAGCAACCAATGCGCCGATGTAACTCGTTGCCAGCAATTCATTGCCGATTTCCTTCTCGGCGTCAGGGTGGCCCTCCGGCAAATAGCGACGTAACCCTCGGTATGGAGGGCTGGTGATACAGCATTGCACGCTATTCGGCGCAAGCGTCCGGAGCACCGCAAGCGCGTCGCCTTGCAGGACCCGGATCGTCACGTCACCCCCACCGCCAAACCGTCGCCCCCGAACGCGGCAGCCCGCACCGGCACAACCTCCGCGATCATCGCCGCAAGCAGTTCGAGATCGGCGCGGTCCAGCACATATTCGGAGCCGGAGATCGTCACTCCCCAGGCGCCGTCGCGGATCGGGCGCACGCGCATGGTGTCGGAATAACGCATCACGCCACCACAACCCCCTCGCGAGCCAGCGCGAGATGCACCAGCGCATCGAGCGCCTCGCCGCTGACGGCCAGCCGCGTCACACGATCGCCGTTGGTGAATCGGATCATGTAGATACCATCGACTTGCCCGAGGAAAACGCTGCGGTCGTCGGCTAGTTTGATGAGCGAGCCAGGCACCATATCGGCGGGGGCGGCTTCGGCGGGGAGGGAGGGTTCGTCGGTCATGACATCACCATAATTTCGTCTGTCCACCTCTCCTGTGTCATTCCGCCGCCGAGCGCGTTGTCCTCACTCCACAACTCACCAAAGCACGGGCGACAGTCACCGCGAGGCAGGCAAAGGAAATATGCCTCGCGCACAGCGAAGCACATTGCGCACGTCTTAAAGTCAGCGCCCCGATGGTCCCACACGCCGGAGAAATATTCATATTGTTCACCGGGCAGGATAGGATTGCCGCACTCGCAACAGGCATGGATTTTACGCGCAGTCCGCCATGTTTGATATGACCCCTGCGGCTCATCGCAGTCACACATAACTCACTCCGCCGCCGCCTTCGACGCCCCCAGATGCCCCGCGACAGCCGCGCGTACGCCGTGCGCCACGTCGCCGGTTGCGGGGTCGATGCCCTGCGCGGGGGGTAACGGCTCCAGCCGGAACCCGTTCGCGTGCAGCGCGTCGAGGAACGCGCCGAGCTTGTCAATCTTATCTTTTCTGCCGGCGTCGATCGCGGCCAGGACGGCGAGGCGAAGGCGGGTGTGGTCGTTGCTGTTCATGGTGTTGTCTCCTGTTGGTTTGGTAGTTCTTTCACAAGAATGCGTCGGTATTCAGCCAGGATACACGCCACCTCGCTGGTTCGTAGGTTGCGACCAAGCGTGCTAAGCCCCTGCTTCCGCGCCTGCTTTAACGGCAACGGCAGGCAGCGCCTCACCGCCAGGTCCAGCGCGGCGCGCTCGCGGTCAGTGTGGATCATTGCTCGCTTCCCATCGGCGCTTCCGCCGCCAACTCCACGAGCCACGCCGGCCAGCGCCGCGCGCACGGCACACACCGGGCCAGTCGCGGCGCGCAGCTTTCGCCCGCGCCTGCCCGACCGGGCTCCGGCGGGGAGGATACGCCGGGGTGCATCGTGGGGGCTACTTCGTTGGTCATGCTGACAAGTGAACGCGGGTCGTGCCGGATGCGCGACAAGGCCGCGTCGATCAATGCCAGGGTTGCGGGTCTCATGCTGCATTCTCCTGTGTTGGCGCCGGCCTGCTGCACCAACAGTCGCGGCTAAACTCGACCAACCCAGATCGGCTCATCTGCTGCAACAGCCGGTCTGCGGCGCGTTTTGCGACGGCATACGGAACCCCGGCCCGCGACAATTCGAGCGCGACCCTGCCAAACGTGAACCCGCCGGGCTGGCGCGCGATCCACGCCTTCACGGCGTCCAGCGCGGCTTCGGAAATCTCTACGCCCTGTACCTTCATGCTGCATCTCCTACCCGTGGGGCCGGCAACGGCTCGCCGCGGACGCACCGCTGCTGGCGGCGGCAGATCGACGGGTCGGGGCAGACGGGGCAGATGTCGAGTTCCGCGGGGCGGGTGGGCGTGTCCTCTTTCGGTGGCGCAGCATCAATCGCACCCCGCAGTGGGGCGGCGGCAATCGCACGTTCGAAGATAGCCCGGCATTCTTCCGCAATCGCCGCAGGGTCTTCGCCGCGAGCGATGCAATCGGCCACGATCTCTTCATCGCTCATGGCAAGGACGCGCTCAACCTCGGCGTCTACCGCCTGCATCGCGCGCTCAAAGCATATCAGAGGATCGCCGCAGCACTGGCCGGGAGCGGGTCGCCCGGCGTCCCAGCATTCGGAAGAGGGCATCACGCAGCCCTCCGCTTTTTCCTGGCCTCAATCCTCTGCGCTGCCTCATACGCTGCCAGTAAGTCGTTCGCCGTGACCTCGCCGCGCGTTGCTTTCGTGACGGCAGCGGCAAACGGCATGCTCGGCAACTTGCGGTAGGACAGGCATTCAGAGAGGTAGGATTGCGACACGCCGTGTTGCGCGGCAAACGCCATTGCGGTCTGCTGACGCTCGAACAGCCAACGCCGAAGGGGGTGGATCGGTGGTTCCATGCACGCTAATCTAGTGCGGCGAAAAACTTTCGTCAACGGCAATTAGTTGCCTTGCACGTTTTCGCGGAAAGGCGATATATACGCGCCCACACCCCGCGCGCCTCGGCGGGACGGCAACAGACGGGCACGGGAGAACCGGCATGACGAACCATCCGCATCGGAAGGCAAAAGTGAAGCCAATCCGATTTGCAATCCGCGACGCATCCACCGGCAAGATGGTGCGCAACGGTCACGGCGAGCCAGTCTATATCATGGCTTACACGGCGAAAGCCGCAAAGCATCAGGCCAAACCGCTCCACGACAGGCAAGTTATTGCGGAGCCCGTGTAATGCGCCTCGGCGGGGAATATCTGACATGCACTACACAGTGAGATACCGTGAAGGCACCGAGCCCGACGCCCGCACCGGCACCCAGGTCATCTCGGCCGACAGCGATGCGGAAGCGGAACGCATCGCGGCCAAGGTGTGCCGCGCCGGTAAGTTCAACGGTGGTGCGCGGCGCGTGATCCTCTCCGTCGATCCGGTGCGGTAATGCAATACGTCATTCGCATCGCTGAGCCAGGCCGCGACCCACAGAACTGGCGGCGATGCGGAGGACCGCTGACATGAGCCATCGGGAAATCACGCTTGACCAGTTCCACGCAGAAATGAAAGCGCAAGGCGTCAGCGGTCACGAGCACGTCGCGTTTAGATGTGTTGTATGCGGCACCATCCAGTCCGGGCACGATTTAATTCGTGCCGGAGCGGGTCCTACGTTCGATGATGTGGAGCGTTACTTGGCTTTTTCCTGTGTTGGCCGATGGACAGATGCCGGTGACGCTCCTGGTCGCGGGTGCGATTGGACGCTCGGCGGCCTATTCGGTTTTTCTGATCTGGTGGTCGTCACACCAGACGGGAAGAAGCACCCGAGATTCGAACTCGCCACGCCCGCAGAGGCGCAGGCGCACGAGCGGGCGCAGCGTGACAGCATCAACGGGGAAGGATGACATGATTGAACTGCCGAGGCGGTTACGGCTGAGCGAAGTCCGCCGTTTGGCCGGCATTGTTTTCGCAAATGACACAGGGCTAGTCGTGGCAGATTGCCGTGGGACCCTTGGTGGGCACGCGATAGCCGCCGAGATTGTGCGACGATGGAACGCGATGATGGCGATAGACGAGCAGATGGATGTCTTTCTCGGCTCGGGACATGCCATCGCCGCGCTGACGCAGGAGCCGCCCGATGCGCCGCCCAGTGATCCGCTGCCGTGGGGTGAAGATCAGGCGACCGACGCAGCCCTTGCCCGAGAGATGGACGCGGACACGCTTTGGAAAGCGCGTCGTGGTCGCGCCGACCCGCCGCCGCTTGGCACGTTCATTCCAGGGAGTCCGCATCGTGGGAGATGATAAACTGAACCTGAAAGCCGCCGACGACAACTTTCTAGAGTGGTGGTCTAAGCTCAAACTCGAAGGCAAAGGCCGTAGCGAGGTGGGGCATCAAGCTTTCCTCGCCGGCTGGACTGCACGGCACGCCGGCGATGCGGTTAATCCCGATGCTACGCGTCTGATCCTGCGTAACCAGATCGCAATCATGGAAGCCCTGCAACGCTTCGGCGGCTGGCGTCAAGACACGCAATCAGAGGCCATCAAGTGCGGCAAGGCTGTCGCGGAGACCAAAGCCTTTCTCGAAGGGACAACGGCATGACCCGCGACCCGATCACCCACCGCGTCACGCCGCGCGTTGCCGATGCCTGGATTGCCGGCAGCGCGCGACCGCCCGGCGACGGGTTCGAGAAGCTGCGCAATCATCACCGCAGCCAGAACATAAAGTTCGTGGTCCGGTATGTGATGTTCTGCCTCGCCGTTTGCGCGCTGTCGTTCGCGGCTGGGTGGTGGCTGTGATGGAGGGATAGGAGATGGCACGCAAACAGAAACGCCCGCTGCATCCGTTGCGGGTGGTTGAGGCGGTGCAAGATTGGGAGGAAGCCGCGTCGCTGTTCTACGCAAAAGTGGATGCGCTCGGCACTATACTGGCCGACGGGGCGGCGGTTGCTATCGGCAAGGACCTGTTGACGGCAGCCGAGGCGTTCCGCGCCGCGTTCTGGCCAGAGGTCTCGATCCCATGATGCTCGCCATCTACATCGCCGCCGGCCTGTGCATCGTGCTCGCGCTGATCGGCGCCGCGCTGGTGTTCGGATCGCCGCGCAACCCAGACGACGACCGACCCGACCAGGCCGACCCGTCCGATTTGCAGAGGATGCCATGACCCCGCAAGCCAAAGCGGTCGCCGCAGAGATGCGCCGCCTGGATGATCGAACGCGCGCCCGCGCCGTCGATATCCTGCGCCGGCTTGGCCGCGGCGAGATGCAGTCCGGCTTTCCTTGCTTTGCGGCCGGCATCAAGGAATTGGAACGGCTCGGAGTGCCAGGCGTGGGCCTTCTGGTCGAGAGCGAGAGGCGGGAGATTGCGCCATGACGGACGCCGAGAAATTGGAGGATGCGCTCGAACTGCTAGGACCGGAGACACCCACGATGGCTGACATCAAGGTCGGGCAGAATATGGTGCTGGCCACACCGCCGCGTCATGGCGAGGAATGGAAGGTCTCCGACATCACTATTACAAAGGTCGGCCGCGCATACGCATACTTCGGCGATTTTCGGCGGTTCGGCCTTAAGACCATGAGGGACTACAGCTACCCAGGATGTAGGGTTTTTGTCTCGCGTGAAGCGTTTGAAGAAGACCGCAAGCGTTCGGCGCGGTGGGCTACTTTCCACGCCAAGGTACGGCGCATGCTTGACCCTCCGGACCACATCACCACGCAGATGATCGAGCGCGCGGCTGCGGCGCTGGAGATTGAACTATAAAAGGAAAGGCACGTCATGATAAACTTTATACCAGTCGTCGGCTGGGGAATATCGCTCTTCTTTTCCATCAGCCTAGCAGTGCCGTTCTGGTTTGTCTGGACCGTTTGCGGTATCGGCGCAACCTACTTCTATTTCCTTCCGCCAGTCTGGCAAACCCCAGGGTTCTGGTCGTGCGTCGGTATCTCCATGGTCATCTCGATTATCAAGGTGGTGTTCGTCCCACGGTTGATCTCGGTTACCACCAAGACAAAGAACTGAAACGATGAGCCAGACAACCGGAGACATCCACGCCCGCCACGACGCCTACCGCGAGGCGACGCCGTCCACGCTGGAACGGATGGCGACGCTCGACCAGTTGTGCGCCACGCTCCGAGGCGAACTCGCGCGGCCGGACTGGCAGTTGGGCGTGCGTAATCCGGCCGAGACGCGGCGCGGGATGCAAGATCAACTCGCGGGGCACGAGGCCGCGCTCGCGGAACTGTTGCGGCCGGGCGAAGTATCGAGAGGGGGGCGGGTATGAGCCCTCGCCTCCACTCCATCTACACCTGTTACGAACCGCCCGACGTGGACGCCCCCGAGGTCGAGCTCGAAATCTTCTTCACGTTTCTGGGGGCCGGCCAGCCGATGGGGCGGACGTCGCCGCCATCCCAGACTTGACTTTTCCGACCGAATCCGACAATTGACTTAATATGTCAGGCCGATGAAGGGAGAGGGTATGTTCCCCAGCGTGGAGCGGCTGCTCCAGATTGGGACTGGCCGCCACATCTACCCCTGGAAGCGTCTTGCCGACACTCTCGGCGCCGACCAAAGGGCTGTGCAACGCTGGTACGCGCAGGCGATTGAGATCATCGCAGCAAAGGTGGCCCCATGAGGCTAGAACTCGATATGCCGGACGATCTGGCGGATCAGATTTCTGATGGAACTTGTAGACCTCGCAGAGAAGCGGGACGAGGAATACAAGTTCGACGCCGGAATCGCAGATAAGCTCCGAGACGCTAGAGCTTTCGGAACGGCATAACTGCCGCTCCGCAGCGTGGGGATCGCCCGCTGCACAGATCAAAGGACGGAAGCCATGAAACTCGTTCTGGACATACCGGATGAGATAGCCGAGTCGCTTGCCGAACACGCCATTAACATGGCGCGGAACGAGAAGGACGGCGAACAGTACTTTATCTTCCCGTCAGGAAAGCAAAAGGCCCGGCTGCGCGAAATGTTCTGGCGCTCTCTCGCCGCGCAATGCGAGGCAAAGAACGGCAGTTGACACCGACGCAACAACACGCTAGTTGACACAACATGAACGTTGATGCAGTCAGAAAAGCGCTGGCCAGACTCACCGACGCCGAGGGCGTCCCCGCGCTTGCCGAGCGGATCGGCGTGGTGCCGGAGGCGGTTTACATGGTTTTGCGCGGAACGAGGCCGCCCGGACGTGCCATCCTCGCCGCGCTTGGGTTGGAACGCGAGCCGCCACGGTATCGGCGCGTCGGAGGGAAGAAGCCATGAAAGACCCCATCTCCCGCGCGCTCGCGCTGGCCGATACCGTCGAGGTCCGGGCGTTGCTAGACCCGCTGTCTCCCGCCGAGCAACTGGCCGTCGCGACAACGATCCGGTCCATCGTGGCCGAGTTGCGTGCGGACGGCGCTGCGGAGAACGGTCGCCTCGTGGCGCAGGCGGCGCGCGTGGTGCGTTGCAGGCCGGTGTTGAGCGTGATTGCAGGAGGAATGGCCCGATGAGCGACACAAACAGCCTGCCAACCCCACAAGAAATCGCGGCAACGCTCGGCGTGACGGACCCGAAGAAGATCGCCTACCTGAGCGCCGTACTTAAAATGGAGCGTTGCTTTGGGCACGTAGTCGGGCTGGCCGATGCGAAAGATGTGTTGGAGAAGTTGGGGGCCGCGCTATGAGCGAACTGACCGACGAAATGCTGGGCGCCGAGGATGCCGGACCGGCGCGCGAGCAACTGGCCGATGCGGTGCGGAAGGGCGCGCCGAGCGCATGGCGCATCGGTGCCGTCATGGAAGCGTGGCAGCAGGCCCGCAACCGCATCCTGACCGAAGATAGCGAGATCGAGATCGACGAAGCAGAACTCGCAGCACTTCTCGGTCCCGAACAAGATGATGCCGATCAAATTCTCGCTCGGCTGCTTCGCGCCACGATCCATGCCGAGGACATGGCAGCGATGGCGGATGCACGCATCATCGAGATCATTCAGCGGCGCGACCGCTACTTGCGCCGCGCCGAGGGTACCCGCACCGCAGCCTATCACGTCATGGAGGCGATGCAACTCAAGAAGCGCGAACTCCCCGAGTTGACCGCAACAGTGCGCGCGGGGTCTACATCGGTATTTATCATTGATGAAGACCTGATCCCTGACGGCTGCAAGCGCCTGATCCCAGAGAAGAAAGAGCCGGACAAGAAGATCATCGGAGCGCGGTTGAAGGCGCTCAAGAAGTGGGAAGAGGACGCGGCAGAGGCGCGGGCGCGGGGATTGGACGAGGACACAATCCCCGATGCGCCGCCAGGGGTGCCGGGTGCTTCTCTATCGAACGGCATGACGACTATTCAAATCCGAAGGAAGTAACCGATGGCCAGCCAAGCCCTAGCAATATCCGCTCGCCTGCCGATGCCCGCTAATGCGGAGATCAAACCGCAGCAGTGGCGCGTCCTGACCGACGCCATCTTCCCGAACGCCAAAACGGCAGAGTCGGTGATGATGGCGCTGGAATACTGCCGCGTCCGCAACCTTGATCCGTTTAAACGCCCCGTCCACATCGTTCCGATGTACTCGACCGCATCGAGAAAGATGATCGAAACGGTCTGGCCCGGCATCAACGAGTTGCAAGTCACCGCTGCGCGCTCCGGCGCGTGGGCCGGGATGGATGAGCCGGTATGGGGTCCTGAACAAACGCTGACGTTCGAGGGCGCTGGTGACCAGGACGAAAACGGCGACCCGGTGGCCGCGCGAAAGATCACGATCCATGTCGCGGAGTGGTGTTCCGTCACCGTATATCGGATCGTCGGCGGTCAGCGGGTGGCATTTTCTGAGCCGGTTTATTGGTCCGAAGCCTATGCGCGGGCGGCCCGCAATACAGACATGCCGAACGCGATGTGGTTGAAGCGACCCAAGGGCCAACACATCAAATGCGCCAAGGCGGCATCCCTGCGTGCGGCCTTCCCGGAGGACCTTGGCAGCACGTATGCGGCCGAAGAAATGGAAGATCGGGAAACTGATGCGACTGGTCCGGTGATCGACGGGAAGGCCGAGACGCAACAGCGAACCGCGCCTATCGAGGAAGAAAGCGAGTTCATGGTGCGGGCAGTCGAACGGTTGGATGCCAACATTCAGAACGCCAGCGCATGGCTCAAGGCGCTGATCGGTCTGTTAGGCGAATGCCCGACCGCCGCTGATCTAGCGTCGCTGTGCGCCTTCCATGGGGTCCAGAAGGCGCGCAAGGATGCGCCGATCCTGATCCGCGCGCAAATCGAGGACGCCATCACGGCGGCCGGTAGTAGGCTGGCAGAGGCGGTGCATCAGCCTATCCTTGATGGGGAGGCTGTCACACAGGACCGCGCGCCGACAGGCATCGCCACAACACAGGCGCCGGCCGACCAAGCCGGCGGAGGGGGTTAGGGTGAGAGTAATCGAGGAGATTGACGCTGAGTGCGCCCGACAAGTCGAAGTAGAGGGTTGGACGGTCGAGCATGATGACGGGCACCGGAAAGGCGAGTTGGCTGATGCTGCCGCTGCCTACGCCGTAGGCCCGGGGCGGTATCCATTCAGCGTAGGCGTGGTGGAACATCCGGCGCAGTCGCCGCCGATGTTCTGGCCGTGGTCATTGCGCTGGTGGAAGCCAAAGACCCGGCGGCGCGATCTTGTGCGCGCCGCCGCTTTGATTGTGAAGGAGATCGAGAGGATAGATAGAGCCTCCGGCGCCTGCAAAACGTGCGGCTCTCGGCATCCACATCTCCATCCGGCCGTACAGTTCGAGGGAGAGGTCGGGATATGCGTCGATGATTTCCACTTGCGGCCGACACCGCAGAACCTGCCTACATATATCGAAGCCGTTCTGGCAAAGAGAGCCGCGTCGTCAACAGCATAGGTCAGAAGATGCGGCCCACCGAAACCCTCCGCGTAACCCGCGAAGCAGAGGACTACTGCAAGATGGACCTCGGCCAACGCGTCGTGGCCACTGCCAAGACCGTCACTCCTGACGAATGCGCCGAACTTCTGGCTGTGCGTCTTGCAAACATGCACGCCTCACAGACACCAACCCACGGGTCGCACTGGCGCGGAGATGGAATCTTTGTTCGCCTAGTCAAAGAGAAGATCATCCTGCCGGAGAGTGTGCCAGATTGGCCGAGAGGGTGGAAGCGAGCTCGACTGACGGAGTTTGGCGAGCGTGTGCTTTTGCATATCGCGGAGGAGGCGATGGTCCAAGCCGGGCGCATGGTGTCGATGGATGGGGAGGCAAGCGAGAGATGACTACTGTTCGCGTCCCGCGAGCCATGCGCCAGTTGGCGGTGTTTTGCCGGGAACATCTCGGCCTCACCAATGAGCAGATGAACGCCCTCGCGGCGATGCTTGACGATGCAGGCTACGTCATCATGCCGATTGAGGCTACTGCGCCGCTTCTGGACGCCGCGACGATGGCCATGCGCCATATCGGGACGCTTGCGGGCACCAAGGAAGGCGCACAGCGGCTCAAGCACGCGGCCCGGTATCGTGCGATGGTCGAAGCGCAACGGGCGCTGCTGGGCTTCACGCCGCGTGGGAATGGCCCGTATGCCGCTGTGGTGCGCGCAGTGGCCGCACAGGGCGAAGATATGCATCTAAAGCGCGTCAGGCAGATGCCGGCTTCGTTTCGGCCCGCACAGGAGCATCCCAAGCCATGACCGAATCGCACACTCTCGAACACTGGCAGGCCGCGAACCAGCGGCAGGCCGAGACGATACGGGAGCAGGACGCGGAGATTGCGATACTGCGCACCGCTCTGTCCAAGGTCTGCACCGCCATCAGTGCGGTAGTCCAGAACCACGCATTGACGATCTTGTCGTCGCGACAACCGCTGACTGAGACAGACCTTCAACTAGGCAACACGCGCGAGCGGCAGGACGGGTTTGAGGGGGCGCTGGTGATGGTATCAACAGACTACATAGCGCCTCTGATTGCGGCGCATGATGAGGTCGCCCCGCTGCTGGTGCGCCGGGCGGAGATCGCGCGGGAGGCGCTGAAAGATGGATGACGAACAAGACGCCGGGGAAATTGCTGTCATGTCGCAAGACGCCGAGATCACCCGCCTACGCGCCGAGGTCGCCAACCGAGATGCGCGTATCGCGGCCTACCGCGAGGAACTAGCGCACGAACGTGAGTTTTCACTGGCCGGCGCGAATGCCTTTGCCAGCAAGGAGGAAGCCTATAGGTCGTGCTGGGAAGCCGCCGAAGCGGAGCACGAGCGGCTGAAGGCCCTGGTCCCGAAACTTCAAGCGGAGATCACCCTCCTACACGCCGAACTACAAGCCGCGCTCGAAGACTTCCGCGGCGCGGAGAAACAGCTTTCTGATGCCGACCGCGCCCTGAATGAAATCCGCACGATTTGCAGCCTGACGCACACCGGAAAGCCGGCGGCGCACACGGCGCTGTCGCAGATTGACCAGATCGCACGGAGGGGGTTGGGATGAGTGACAGAAATATCGCCCCAGGGCTTGACATGCTTTCAGCGCGTGGAAGGCGACGACCCCAAGATCGTCGAGACTTGGATATGACCGAACCCGCTGTCCTTCGATCCTTGGCAGACCGCGTGGAGCGCGAGCCTCCGAGCCGGGAGTTGCAGGAAGCCATAGCGACTGCGCTCGGCTGGGAATGCGGCGCAGACGGGCAATCTGTGTTCTGGCGCGACCCGGCAACCGATGCCTGGCAGATGGGGTTGCCTGAGTGGCTGACCAGCATCGACGCTGCCGCGAGCATGATGCCCGAGGGATGGCGCGTTGCATCGCTGTTCATGTGGCCGGACCCGAAAGAATGGCGCTGCACAATGATCCGCAGCGGCGAGAGTGAATGCGGCATCGCCCCGACCGAGCCACAGGCTCGCGTCGCAGCGGCGCTCCGGGCACGCGCGGCAGAGGGAGGCGGGGATGCCGATCCGCGCTGAGCGAGCGCACCTATACCCAGCGGACTGGATGAAACGCCCACGTGACCCCATCAATCCCCCAGGAATGGGTCGCGGCTACCGCATACGCCGCACCCTCACCCCCAGGGAGGAAGCCGATCGCGAGCGCCAGTTCATCGCGTGGTGGCTGTTGTGGAAGCCGACGCAACGCGAGATCGAGGACCTGATCCGCGCCGCTCGACAGCATCCTACCGTAGGAAATTTGGAACTCACCCCGACCGATAGAACCGCTGCCCAGCCACCCGCGACCAGCTAAGCGCCGCCCAGAAACAACGCGCGCTCAGCCTCACGACGCTTCAGCAGTCCAGGCAGCGTGACAAGCTGGCCATCCACATGCGCCTTATCCCACACAAGGAACTGATCGGCAGCGCCTTTCACATCCCCTGCGATCAACAGCCGCAGCAGAGTGGATGACCGGAAGTTTCCCAATCCGATATTGTAGGCTAGATCAAGGCATGCTGCGGCTTGCGAATCTGTGGTTCCGGATGGCAACCACATGATTAAGCCCTTACACCGGTCAGCCATATCGTCGAACAACCACAGGTCGGCCTGATCCTGAGTGCATACATCCCCTTCACGCACCAGACGACCAATGCGGTCAGCATCCGACCAGTACCACGTCTCACCCCAAGCTATTGTCCATATGCCGGCCGGGTCCTGATAGGCCGCAAGGCGACAACCCTCGAACTGCTTGGCGAGCGATACCGCTTGGGCTATTGGGCCGTCGCTCATGCGAGCGCCGCGTCCAGCGCCCCCAGAGAGGCCAGCACGGCAGGCCACTCGTGCTTTTGCGCGATCCCGTATGCGTCAGGCACCGTCAGCACCGTCTGGACGCCCTGGTGTTCCCACATAGGACCGTCCGGGATCTGCGTGACGATATCCGCCCCGGTCTGGTTCATCGTTGTGGTCCCGAAGATCGGCACGTTGCGCGCCTTGAAGAATGCCGTGAGGAGAGGGCCGCCAACGCAAGGCGTCTCATAGTTCGCGAGCGCAAGCGGAGGGTGGCCCTCGCTCGTAAGCTGTGCCGCCGCCAGTTCGCCCTCGCCACCCTTGCTGTGCCACGCACCAAACCAGGGCGGCCATCCGAGATCGGCCAGCGCATGCCGGACGGCAACCAGGGATGATTGCATGTCGTTCCAGAACCCCAGGTGCACCGGCCCGAAATCCGGGTGATCATGCACCGGAATCTGCACCGCCATGAAATCGACGGCCCACTCCTGCCAGTCCTCGGTCGGGCCGAACGTAAAGCAGTTCACGTCGCCAACCAGGAACCGGAAAACTTGGCACGTCCCGCTTTCGCTGACGAACCACGGCTTCTGCTTGGCAGCTATCGCCGCATAGCTGGCCGTTACTGGTGGGGCCAGGAGTTGCAGGAGGGTGGTGGCGGTCATCTCCAACCCCTATCCGCTACCACCACCTCCGTCCGCCGCTTCGCCAGCGCTGTCTCGACATCTCGTATCGCGTCCATCGTTGCCTCCGGTGAGAGGGTGGTGTCGTAGACGCGATCGAGCGCAGCCTTGGCGGCGGCGTATTGCTCGGCGTTGGTCGGCGGCAGCGCGCCGCCGGGCCAGGTGGTGCCGGGTTCCGGCGCGCTCACGGCAGAATGCCAATCAAGGACTGCTCCGCCGTCAGCACGATCTGCCCGACGCCGGCCACCGCGGCGATCCCCTTGGCCTTGCTGTCCGCGATGTAGATATTGCCCGTCGATACCACTCCCATAACCAGTGTCGTCAGCGATGACGGCGTATTAGACACCGCGCGCCGCAGCCCCTCGGCAGTGGTAAGCAGACAAACCGGCAGCCCGCATGCAGAGACATTCCCAGCGCCGTTCGCACCTTGCGCATTGAGCGCGTCGTTCAGGTTGGCGATGGCGGTATAGAAATTGACGCCGATCGTGTCTGGGGGGGTCACCAGCGCGGCGTTGAGCGCATTCGCGTCATCCACAGCCGCAGCATTCAGCAGCTCAGGCAGAGACCCCACCGCGGGCGCGACTGAGGGAGCCGCCACTGACGCCGCACCGGTTGTGGCATTGATTGCGATGGCTGGTGGGGGTGGAATGAGCGTCTGGCCGTTGATGCTGCACCCCGCTAGGGCGATTGCGGCGAGCGCGGCGATTGTTCGGGTCATGGTCATTGTCCTTGTGAGGTTCAGTCGACGTTAAGCAGATTGCCGTTGATGACGCCCGTTGCGAGCGCATTCACCGCGCCCATGAACTTGTCCGGGGCATCGGTAGCCCGGGCCAGCCTGCCACACGGGGCGCAAACGATCATCAGAAACTTGAGCGCCTCGCCTAGCCCATCGAGCATGTGTCCGTCCATTATGCCTCCCCGCTCAGCACCGGCGACGGGGCTCGCGGACGCGGCTCCGACTCGACCGGCTCGGACGGCGGATCATGGCGCGGTCGAGTGGCGGCGTAGGGCCAATGGTCCTTGACTGCGTCTACGCAGAGGCGCCTGGCTGCGATCGCGTAGATTTCGGTGCGTGTCTTCGCCAGGGCGATTGCCGCGAGCGCGGCGATTGGTGTCTTACCCACCCCGGTCATCGTGCTACCGCCTGCCCGCGCATCGGGTCCTTTCTTGGACACGCCGGGTTCTCGCATTGCAGGTTCGCGCCCGGCGGACAGATGCAGCCTACGGAGGGTCTGGATTTACTATCTTGTACAGCGCGCGACGGCGCTGGAATTAGGACACCTTCTGGCGAAACACGCAACTCTCCCGCTCCCTTCACAATCACCGGATAAGGCGAACTAGCCGTCCCAAATATGCCGTACAGCTTAGTGCCCTCGGATTTAGCGGATGTGGTCATGATGCTTCCTCCAGCCTTTGGCTGCCGATCATCATGGGCGCTGTGGGAATCGGTGGTGCCGGGTACCAATGGAGGCCAATATCCACCGCGAGGGCTGATTGTGCCGCCCATCACACCTTCCCCGTCACCGGCGCCACAGCCGGCGTCTTCCCGGTCGAGAACCAGGCCGTGATCGGCGCCGAGGTCGCGAGGCGCAGACAGATCAGCACGACGGCCCCGGCGACTTCGGCAACCACGTCCGGCGCCCACCCCCACCCCATGTAATGCACCAGCGCGGTCAGTCCTTGCACGGCGATGATGCCGTAGAGCGTCTTGCTTTGGGCAAGCGCCTTGTCGGCCAGCGCGGGGTTAAGCTGCGCGACGGCACGGATCGCGTCCGGCGCATCCCGCGCGCCAGATGCCAGCGCGTCGCCAAGGTTCGTGACGAGCGAGGTCTTGCCCGTCGCCTGCGTGATCGCGTTGGTCGTCGTGGCTGTGGGGGGAACGGGAACGGTGGCGCTCATGCGAACTCACTCCGATCGTAGTGTCGCCAGCAAAGTGGCTTAACGGGCGTATCGTTGGCGTCACGCCATTCGCCGCCCCAGAAGGAAACGTAGCAGTCGCTCGCCTCTCCCTCGATGCACGCCAGAACGCAGGAGTTCTCCTCGGTCGGCGCTTTGTCCATCAGTTGCCAGCCACGGAGTGTGCCCGTCGCATTGGCTGGCGGGGTTGTGAGCGTATCGCTCACGTCCTGGAGTCCTCCCGTTGCGCAGCGCGGCGCGGCGCCAACCGAGCCAGCGCATCGGTCCGCAGCATGGCCCCGAGCTTCAGCCCGCGCATGGCGGCTGCTGCGGCAAGGCGCGTCCACTCGTGCGGAGTGAGTCTCACAGCGATCTTGACCGTTCGTGTTTCCGCCATTTCGCCGCCTATTGTGTGGCATTGACATGCGGCGCGCAAGAGGTATGGTGGCGCCGCCTGATTAGCTCAGTTGGATAGAGCGCCGCGCTTCGGACGCGGAGGGCGCACGTTCGAGTCGTGCATTGGGCACCATTTCTCGTGCGCCTCGACGGACATGGGGCAGGGAGACCACCGATGGTCAATCATCCGCACCGCAAGCGTCGCGCAACGGCCACCGCCGCAATGGCGACCGTTGCCGAATATGACCACGAAGCCGACTACAGCAACCTACGCAATTCGGTGCGGGAGGCATTCGCCGCCGCGCTCACCGCCGGCCGCCTGTTCACCACCGATGCGTCCGACCTGTTCGGCCTTTACCTCGATAAACTGCCGGGCGAGCGACAGGTCCACAACTGCACCGCCTGCCGCCGCTTCGTGAAGGACTACGGGGGGCTAGTTGCTATCGACGCGGCTGGCCGGGCTATCCCTGCGATGTGGGATGTTTCGGCGGCGCCGGACTATTACGGTGTGACTGTGCTTACTCTGCGATCTGCCGTTCGGAAGGCGCGTGTCACTGGCCCATTCATGTCCCGTGAAGGCGTGTGGGGCATCCCGCGCACCGGGGAATGGTCGCACTTCGCCGTCGAGCCGCCGGCCAGCATGAAGTTCCGCCACGGCATCTTGACGCCGAATCAGGCGATGGCGGCCAAGCGTGAGGATTTCCGCACTGTAGCAACGGCGCTGGCTGACTTCACCCCGGCGATGCTGGTGGAAGCCCTACGACTGCTGGAAGCCGAGACGCTGGCACGCAGCGAGCATTTCATCGGCCCAGTGAAGTGGCTGGCCGATCTGCACGCGGCCCGCTCGGCGGCGAAGGATAGCCGCATCCGCGACAATCTGCTGTGGCGCGCGGTTGCTGCGGCGCCGGACGGCTTCTGCCATCCACGCGCATCGGTGGTTGGTTCACTGTTGGAGGACATTGCCGCCGGGCTGGCCTTTGCCGACATCAAGGCGCGGTTCAACGCCAAACTGCATCCATTGCAGTATCAGCGTCCGCAGGCCGCGCCATCCGCTGGCAACATCGCCGCTGCTGAGAAGATCGTTGAGCAGATGGGCATTGCGCCATCGCTGGAACGCCGATTCGCGAGGCTGGACGAATTGGAGGCTATCTGGAAGCCGAAGGCTCCGCACGCAGCGCCGAAGGGCGCTGGCGTGTTCAGCCATTTGCAGTCCAAAGATGCCGCCGAATCTGTCGCGGTGGACATGCCGGCGCTGACGATGACGTGGGCCAAGTTCGTGGCGACAATTTTGCCGGGAGCCGAAGCGATGCAGTTCGCTGTGCCAGCGCACGGCAGCTTCATCGCCTTCACGTCCGCCGCCAACATGGACGCGCCGCCGATCCTCAAATGGGACCGGGAGGACAAGCGCAACCCCGTCGCATGGTACGTCTACCATAACGGATCGGGCGCGTCGCAGTGGGGGTTGCGCGTTGGATGGTGCAAGGTGAATGCCGCGTGCCTTCCGCCGTCACAGTGGGGCGACAAGCCGATGCCGGAACTTGGGACCGGCGTCGTCCTCGTGCTGGACGGCGCTGCCGACACACGCAGCGGACAGGGCAATGCGCTGTTTCCGGAGACCCTTCGCGGCGAGTTGCATGCCGTGCGGGCGACCATCGAAGCATACTCCAAACGCGCCGAAATTGGCGGTCGCGAGGAAGCGTCGGCGTGCGGCTATCATCTGGGAAAGGGCCGCATCGACGTGATGTTGCGCGTCACCAGCGGTGGACGAGCGACGGACTATCGGATTGATCGCTGGGACTGACGCTTGACGCGGCGGCTCGGGCGCGGGATGGTGCGGGCGCTGCGGCTGCTACAGCAGACGGCGGGAACCCGGTGCGCAGATCGGTCCGCCCTGGACGGAAATCGTTGCTGCGACGCACGATACTACCTCTCCGCAGTTTATCACGTTCCCCGACAAGCGGCGACCCGGCTCCGGCTGGGCCGCCGCTCTTGCGGAACGGCGTGGACAAATATACATTCCACGAACTGATGCGGCTGTAGAGGACCGGCACCTCGGGAGTCTCATAAACTCCAAATAGCGGGTTCGATTCCCGCCGCCGCTACCAATCCAGCCACCCCGCCTCACCACGTTGCGGACTGACGAGCCGGACCTTGCGAACCGGCGTGGGAGGGTGGTATTACCGCCTCGCCGTGAGGACGCTCACAGCCGCCAGTTATCTGCCGGTCCGGACCGGACGCTGGCGATTATCGCGAAAGTCGGGAGCGCGGCACATTGCGCGCCGGGACTACGGTCCCGCCCGACGGCGCGGTGTGGCAACCTGGCCGGAGTTTCTGTTTGCAACCCCACGAGTTGGGTGGCATAGTCGCCGGGCTGCGGCGGTAAACTGGCGATGTACGGGATGAACCGAAACACGTAGTCCGCGACCAGAGAAGCGACGCGGGTGGCTGGTATAAGTGGTGCATAGCACAGGAGCGATGGACGGGGCGGGAATCGCACGAGCCGGTGTCCAATACCTAAACGAAAACCGCGGCATCTTGGTCCCGCGCAGCACAGAACGGCCCCAGGCGCCTCGCGCTTGAGGGCCGTTTCTGTTTGGCCTACCAGCGATGGTAGCCGAAGCCGCCGCCCAGACCTCCGAACAAAACGGCCAATACCAAAATCAGCACCAGCAATCCAACGATGCCGCCCATGCCGTTGTAGTTGCCCCCCGGCCCGACCCAGCCGGAGCGGTAGCCCCAGCCTCCTCCGCAGAGCAAAAGTATGAGGATTATGAGCAGGAGCACAGCACGCCTCCCTTGCCGGGGTTACGGTGCGGCTGCGACAGCCGCCGCCAACGCCGGTGTGCTGGCGACCAGCGAGGCGTTCAGCGCGGCGAACGCGGCAAGCTGGGCAGGCGTGGCGCCCGCTGCCGTGGCCGCGTTGACCGCCGCGGTAATGAGCGCGGGAATGCCCTGGATCAGCACGATCGCGGACGCTTCGCCGGCCTGGGCAGCCGCCACGTTGGTTTGCAGCGCGGCAAGTTCGGCGGCGACGGTATCGACGGTTGCGGACATGGCGGCGAGGTCCTTCCTGATGGCGGCAAGCGTCGCCTGGATGGAAGCGAGGGCGGCGCGGGTTCCGAACATGGCCTGTATATGGTCATGCCTCGCCGGATTGCTACGAGGTCGGCCCGGCCCTCAATCGCTGAAGGATTTTGGGACAACACCACCGACATGCTGGCTGGACTCCGGAAATCAGCCCCGAATTATGCGTGATTTTATGCGGCGCGATATGTAATATACCGTTGCATAGTGCGGGGATGCGAGATATATCTAGCGGCACCAATATCTGCACGAGGTGCTAGGATGGAGCCTGTGGAAGTTACCAGGAGACCCCGGCGCAAGTTGGAATATGTCCCCGACGATCCGCTTTTGACGGCCGCCGAGACGGCCGCCGAACGCGGCCAAGCAGTCAGTACATTCTGGCGCGATGTGAAGGCAGGACGCCTTCCGCCGGCCTATTATGTGTCGCCCCGGTGTCCACGGTGGCGCCGTTCGGAAGTCTTGGCCGGGATAGAGGCGACCCGCGCAGCGCCTGTTGCACAGAGGTAGAAATGGCCCGCACTCCTAAGCCACTTACCGAAGCCCCCGCCGAGCAGATCACCATCAAACCGCCCAATATCAGGTCTCTTGAGATCGGGATTATCGGGATTGCCCCGCTGATGATTTGTCGGTTCAGCGCAAAGGCGATGGAACAGATGATGGCTACCCATCAAGCGGGTTCCACGGGCCGCACGAAGAAAGTGCGGGTAGCTCGCGACTTCGATGCCGACTTCAACGGAGCGCGACATATCGCTGCCGATGGCTGGGATGGCATCCATGCTGCGGCGTTTCGCAATGGCATGATTTCGGCGTGCCGTCTGGTCGGCTTCAAGATGACGATCGCCAAACTGTCGGTTTTCGTTGACCCGGATGGTTTCGACGTGGTGGACGGCGTGCCTCTGGTCCGGATCATCAGCGACAGCGCTCCGGCGAAGCGCATCATGCACACGCGCAACGCGACCGGCGTCATCGACCTTCGGGCGCGGCCAGCGTGGGATAAATGGTCCTGCAATCTCCGCATCAACTATGATGCGGATCAGTTCACGGCGACGGATGTCGTCAATCTGCTTTCCCGCGTCGGCGCACAAGTCGGCGTTGGGGAGGGGCGGCCAGATAGCCGCTCAAGTGCCGGGATGGGGTTTGGTATGTTCCGGCTGGCTACCGCCGTCGATGAGGCGGCGGCGTGAGGCAGGCGGCGTGGGGTTATGCGTCGTTCGGCGCCGCACCGCACGCATCGGCACGGCAGGCAAGCCACGACATCGGAGGGCACCATCTGGCCTGGCTCGGCAGGCGTCGCTTCGATTCGCGTCGCACGTCGCGGAGGGGCGTGGCAGGCGTGGCTTCGGATCGCGGCGCACGGAACGCCAACGCTCGGCAGGCTGCGCTTGGCAACGGACAGCGTTGCCCGGCGTGGCGTGGCTCGCTGCGGAATAGCACCAGGAGGCGGGAACCGCCGCGAGGCGGGCAACGTCCATAAGTCCTTCCAATTTACAAGTTATTAAGAATGCTAACTCAGACCCAGCGTGAACATCTGGAACTGATCCGCGCCTCCGCTGGCGGCACGCTGGCCCCGCAGGATGTGCTAACCGACGCACGCAATCCGAACTCGCCGCTGCACGATCTGTTCCTCTGGAACGACAGCGAGGCGGCGGAAGCATATCGGCTGATCCAGGCACGCGAGGTTGTTCGCGTCGTGGTGCGGATGGCTCCGCGCCCCGCCCAGGAGACGACGCGGGTTGTGGTGAAGCGCGCCGAGCCACGAGCGTCACGCCCAGCCGTAACTGTGGTACCACGAGATCGAGAGGCGGCGACCTTCAAGGCGATCAGTGAAGGTATTGATCGTCTTGCAGCGGACCACGAAACTCCGCATTGGCAATTATTATTCGCTGAATTTCGCACATTACTGGCGAAACACACCCCAGCATCTTTGCTGCCTAGAATCCGCAATCGCAAGGATGGCGCATCCAATTATGCCGAAGGCGAGCCGGAGGCTGCTGATCTGGACCGCATCACGGCTTGGACAAAAGCAAACGCCCCAGACCTAAGATTCCGCGACTGGGAGGATTTGCGCCGGGTGAATGCACGCCGAGAAATGATGGGTTTCCCATGGTTCAAGCGACCTTTGGGAAGGGGCGCAAGAACATAGGCCGCAGCATGTCACCCCACCCGATCCACCCACACCGGCCCGTCGCGCGTCATAGCGCGATCCTGCACCCGATCGCACCGCGTGCACCAGCGGAGGTCGCCGTCCTCGATCCAGTCGTGACCATGCGCCCGGCACCACATGGCTTTGCCGGCGCCGGTCAGCATGTCGAGGCAGTCGGTGAGGGGCATGTCAAGGCGTCGCCTCTGTCGCCGCGATCAGTTCCTCCGTCGCCCGGTCGCTCTCTGCCGCAGCGCGCCGTAACTCCTCTTTCGCCGCCGCCGTTGGATGGCCGTCCATAGCCGCCAGCGCCCGCTCGGCCAGCAACACCCGCCGCACCGCAGCACGCGCGGCAAGATCGGCCTGGTGGATGCGGTTCACGGACGCTGCGGTCGCCGTCCCGTTCGCCACGGTCGCGTTGATCGCGGGCACCTCGCCACGCTCGGCCTTGTCATAGGCGCGCGTCGCCGTGGTGGTGGCCTGGGATGGTATGTGCGCGGTCGGCTCGGGGGCTGGCGCTGGCTCCGGCGGATCGGCCCGCATCAGGTGCGCGGGAGGCGGCAGCGCCGTGTGCGGGGGCGTGGCGGGGGTGCAGGAGGCCAGGGCGAAGATCAAGGCGGACAGGTTGAGTGGTGCTCTCATCTCACGCCCCCCTTCGGCTGCGACAGCGGCTCCCGAGCCGTCCGGTCCGCGATGGTCCCGAGGACGGCTTGCAACACCTTTACCTGCGTATTCGCGTCGTTAATTTTCTGTATGATATCCGCCTCGGCATCATGCTCTTTGTCGCGAAGGTCACCGATCCTTTGCGTGATGTCCGCTTCGGCTTGGCGCGCTTCGGCAGCGACAGTGTTAATCCGACGGTCAACATCCACGATGTTGCCTTGCAGCACGACGATCTTCCCGGCCGAGTCTGCAATGTCGCGCTGGACCGTCGTCACCTTGGCCGTCGTGGCGATCAGGAACCCGATCGAGCCGAATATCAGTGAGCACACGAATATCGTCAGAGCCAGATTGTCCCTGATCCACGCTTTCAGAGGGGATGGCTGACGGTCGCTCACCGCGCCGCCACCCACCAGCACAGCAGCATCTCCGCCATGGCAACCGCGACGCACACTACGGACAGGAGGCGCGGCGACGGCATCAGTGGTGCCCCACATACATGAACACTGCCGCGACCAGGGCGATGGCGAGCATCATCAGGAGGACGGCACGCCATTCCGGTGGCACGGCGGGGTTCTCCGCAGCGGGGATCAGCATCCTACCGCGTCAGGCGCGGCGGGGCAACGGGATTGCTACAGCCGTTCGACATATGTTGCAATACGCGCAACCTTGTGCTATCCGGTTGCGTATGAAGACAGATGGCATAATAGGCTTCCGAGCAACGGCCAAACTGCGTAAAGCGCTGGAGACGGACGCAGCGGCCGAGATGCGTACGCTGTCAAACATGATCGTCGTGTTGCTGATGGAAGCGCGGGCGGCTCGGGCAAGCGCGGAAGCGGTCGAGGCGTTGCGGGTTGCCCGTGGCGCACCGCTGGCGACGCGGGAGGGGGAGTGATGCGCTACGCCGCTATCATTGGGTGCGCGCTTCTCTACATTTCCGGTAGCATTGGCGCGCGACGCGCTCTCGATGTTGCGGACCCAACGAATAAGGGCGCCCTTAGCCATGTCGTCGCTTCCTACTTCTGGCCTATTTTGATTACGGCTGAAGTTGTGGAGCGACGCATGTTGTCGCTTCGGACATTGGAGAACTAACCCATGCGCGCACTCCTGATCGCGGCGATGCTGGTGGCGAGCGGGGCGGCTTGGGGGCAGGCGCCGTCGCACCCTGGGCTTATCGGCGGCGACCAATCAGATATGGGCTGGCTATCCGGCGAGGCCAGTTTGGGCGGCGGGATCGTCACAGGAGGTGCCGTTGAACAATCTTGCTTTGGCTCCGGCCACGACGGCCCGTGCAGCATGGACCCGTCGCTGGCTTACGATGTCGGGCTCAAACAAGGCCGCGCGGACGCTTTGCCCCGCACCTACACCCTGGCCGAGATCGACCGGATGCGGAAAGCGATCTACCGCGCCTTGCCGGTTGGTGGCGGCCTTGAACTGCAAATCCTGGCCGAGACTCGCCTCCAAACAAATATCATACTCGGCATCGCGCCCGAGGCGCTGGAAGCGGCGGCACCCAAGTAATTTACAGCAGCCGCTCGATCCACCACGGCGCCGACGCCATGCACGCCACGACGGCCCAGCACGCCGTCAGTGGCCACCAATGCCGATGGTACCAGTCGATAGCCCGCATGTGCCGTCCAATCATTGTCCGTGGATCAGTTTCAGCAACCAAGGCACCCATAGCATCACGGTCCCGACGATCGCGCCGACGATGATACTCTTCCAAATGCCGAAGCAGCCCCGGAATACCCATAGAGCGGCCTTTACTTGTGCTGTCTCATCCGGCGAAAGCTCCCATGTCTGGTTGGGATACGGCCTATTGACGCGCGTGTCACGTTTTCCGTATGGGCGTCGATCAGGCAGGAGAGGTCGGCCGGTGTCGTTCTCGGTATCATCGCCCATTAACGTCCCCGCGCGCTGTGCGTTGGTTCACACTAGCGGCAACGTGTAGCAGGTATTGTCTCGTTCCGTCAGCATCGGCGGGTTGCTCCGTCGGGGTTGGGTCTGGGCGGCGCGCGCCCCGGTGTCAGGCCGGGGCGCGGCGGTGGGCATACGCAATCACGGCACTGGAGCCGCCAACAGCAGCCCACTGCCGGACGAGATCGCCGGGCTGAACAGACTCGTCAGACCAACCTCGCCCATAGTGTTATCAGCACCCGAGTTGTTTGGCGATCCGAAGAAATATCCTTGTGGTATTGCCCCGTTCCCATCTCGCAGGTTTAGCACCGCTAATTCGCTGCAATATGTGCTCACCGACTCCCAGTGGTTCGCAGAGATGGGGCCTATGATCGGTCCCCATGTTTGGTAGTTCGAGCCACCAGTCGGATCAAACAGCATCATAACCCAGCCATTCGAGCCAACATACGGCAAGTATACAGTGGTCAAGCATGTGCTTCCGGGCGGGACAAGGGTCGTGTTGTGGCCTGTGATAAACTGCGATGGATTCCCGATCGCATAAATTGTTGATGGTTTGGTAACAAGCGTCGTCTCGCCGCTCCATGACGCCGCCGAGGATGGAGTCATACTGGACCGCTGGACGATGCGACTGTTTAATCTATGATAAGTTAGAACCATCGCGCCAGAGGCATTAATCGACAGATAAGGGTCTCCGCTGTTATCACTGTTTGCTACCAGATTATTACATACCACCGTCCAACTCGAACTAAGATAGTTTCCAGGTGTTGTGCGCCATATTGAAATAGTTGTATTTGTGAAAGCCGAAGCAGCGTATTCTAAAGACATGTAAACATAGCCATCAGAATAAAGGCACAAACCACAACATTCGTATCCGTAGTTGGTACCCGTAGGTGCGATTGTAGAACCAGTGACCTGCGTCCAGGTCAGCCCCTTTCCGGAATATGGGCATGTGAAGAATGTCACCGCCTCTTGTGGCGTGGCATTGCCGATAGTGGATACGCCAACGAATTGTGTGCCGTCGTCAATTACCATCATGCCGTTGACTTCGTTAGCAGAAAAACCATCCCAGGGTACCGGTTTTATCAGAGGATTGGCCGGGCACTGCGTCCAAAATGGCAACGCATTAGCAACTTGATAGGTATAAAGCACTGCGTCGGATGCCGATTGATAGAAGACTACCGCAGTTCCACCCTGTAGCGCGTAAGGCGACGATGAGTCAGTTGCGGTGAGCGCTACCTGTTGCAATGCAGACCATGTTGCTGAAGAGGTAAGCCACTTGCCGTCCGAAGCGCGGTTAATCGAGACTCCAAGTGAGACGGTCGTTGTGCCGGATGCCGTGAAATAGCAAGTATAAACGTCTCCGGTGGTCAGTGTGGTGTTCGATGTGCCGAGAGATGTAATTGTCGTGAACGTCGAGCCTAATGCGCTGATCTTTTGTAAATAGACGGAGTATGTTTGGCTGCTACCCCTGGCAATTCCGACATTGTAACCGTTTAATGACGCACTACCATTTACCGTCTGCACTCCGCACGCTACATTCATAGCGCTGTTGCTTGGTTGCGTTGTGCTAACGAATGCCATGGAAAAAGTAATGGCTACGCTGGAAGCGTTCGTGCCCGGTAACAGCGCCATAGGGTTTGTGGAGTTTGTGCTCGAATTGTAAAGGTATGCTGTGTATTTTGGGTTTCCAGTATTGCCGCACAAAAAGTTCGAGGTCATCGCTATTATCTCAGGTGGCAATGCCGGAGCCATTGTTGACGCCAAATTCATCGTGTAGGTAGAAGGCGGCGGGGATGTGGTGGCGGGCTGAAACACAGCTATGACTGCCGCCACATCGCTGGAGCCAGTCCAACTCCATGTGGGGGATATCGTTGAAGGCGACGTGCCAGGTTGAACCAGATAAGCTGCACACGACCCGATATTTTTACCTCCTGATAGCGTGGTTTGTCCAAACGCTGTGAAGCTGTCATTTATGGCGAATGTTCCAGTCCCTCCCGTTCCTAGCGCAAGACCAGCGACAATCAATGACCTTGGGTTTGTCGGCGTAATAGACGGGAAGGTGACTGAGGTCGCCGACGCGGCAATTACGCCGGTCTGCACGTCCGCCGCTATGGCTGCGGCCCCGGCCCACGCCTGGACCTGCATATTGCCGTAGATGTTCGATGCTCCGACAATGGTTAGTGTAAAGGTGTGGCTGCTACTGGTAGCCGGATTTTGGCAATAATATATCGTCGCCTGAGACGACTGGGACGCGGACTTGACGACTTGCCGTGGTGTCCAAACATTTGCCTGGCTGTCGGATAGGACGCCTGGCATGTCTGCACCATACTGTGTGCAGAGAATTACAATTAACCCTGCGCCTATCGTATTTGCGCCGGAGGTGGTAAATGTTCCGCCACCAGATGGTGAAGAAGCAAACGTGGTTGAAATCGGAGATGATCCGAATCCAGCCTCAGCTTGCTTCGGCATGGCCGCAAGTACAGCGCCGGCAGCAACACTGGCCATCAGGGATCGGCGGGAGATGTCCATGTTCGTCTCAGTGCGAGAAGTTTGTTGATGGAGAAAGCAGAATATGCGTCGAGTCCTTGACCACGTATGCCAAGGCGTCGATCGCATTCGCGCCGGTTGACAGCGTGATCGCTGCCGTGCCACCTGGAGCAAGATAACTGTTGCCCCAGATGTTGATCAGATCACTGCCGGTCGGGGACTGGATTACGTAGATCACGCCGTGCGTTCCAGCAACCGGCGTCGCACTGGGATTTGCCAGCGTGCACGGGCACGACGCATGGACGAGGGTAATCGAGTAGTCGTTGTTGGAACCGTCCGGCGTGAAGGTCACAGTCGAGATTGATAACGTGGTAATGCTGGCGGACTGCTGGGCAGACCAGACGTTGGTGCCGTTCAGCAGCCCGCAGTTGGCGCCTGACGTGCCCACCGGGCAGATTCCGCCAGTTGCTCCTACGTTATCGCCCAGCGCCGTCGTGACGCCCGCCCCCAGGCTGGTGAGCCCTGTGCCACCGTTTCCTGCACCAAGCGTGCCCGTCACGCCACCATTGCCTGAACTGCCCAATGCAACTGCGGCCATATAGGAACCGCTGATGGTTCCGCTGGTGATGATCGAGCCCGGAAGATTTGGTATCACGGAAGTTGCCAATAGACCGCCAGAGCCGAGCACGGGGATCGTGCCGATCGTAGTTCCGGTTGCCGTCGAGCACCCCGTCGCGCCGTTGGATAGATCACCACACGCGATCGCCTGCGTACCGCCCAGGCTGACGGAGTGCCCGGCCAGGGTCATACTGCTGTTCGCGAGCGCGGCATTCGGCACAGCCTCGTAGGTCACCGTGCCGCCACCGCTCGCGCTCGTGACTACTGGAACCGTGTTGACGCTCGGGCCAGAAGGATAGGCCACGCCATCGACCTTGCCCGTCGTGGTGGTGATCGCGGTAGCGCCCGATCCGGTCGTATCGCCCGAGAGGGTGATCGTCTGATTACCGGTCAGATAGCTCTGATTGCTCGCCGCGGTGACAAGGCCCTTCGCGTTGACCGTCAGTCCTTGGAACGTGCCGACGTTGGTGTTGACCGTCGCGAGCGTGGTGGCGAGCGTGCCGGATGTTGTCAGATCGCCAGACAAGTTGCCGCTAGTGATTGATGTTGTGCCGCTGAATACTGCCAGGTTTCCGCTGACTGGACTACCCGTCGTGGTAACATTTCCGCCACCCGCGCTGCCGTTCGCCGCCGCGGTAATGCGACCCTGCTGGTCAACCGTGATATTCGCTGCGGTGTAGCTGCCCGGCGTGACGGTAGTGCTGGCGAGATATGACGCGGCGATCGGCGTGCCCTGCCATACGCCTGTCCCGATCGTGCCCACGCTGGTCAGCGACGATGCGGTCACCCCCGCCGCCAGCGTCGATCCCGTCAGCGTGCCGGCGGGCGCAGCGCTCAGTGTGGCGAGCGATCCCAGGCCGCCGATCTGCCCCGCCGTGATGCCCGTCAGCGCCGCTCCAGAGCCGCTGGGCGTCAGGTAATCCGTCCCGGCGGTTGCTGCTGCCAACGCGCCCGCAGAGCCTTTCAGCACGCCACTGGGCGTGACGGATAGGGTCAATGCGGGCGTGGTGGTGGGGTTGGCGATCGACCACGAAAAGCCGTTGGTATTGACCCCCGAGGCGCTGGTGACCGTGCCTGATCCGCCGCCGAGCGAAACCTGCACCGTGCCGTTGTAATACTGCGGAACGTGCGTGCTCTGATTGAGGCTGAGATCACCGAGTTGTGGCGTCGGATAGCCGGTGTTACTGGGCGGCCCGAGGTTGATCGGGCCGCCCATGACCAACGAGCCGAACGTGACGCCGCCGCAATCGCTCGGCGTGGTCGGGCAGACAGCGCCGGCCTCGCCAGCCAGGAGGCACAGCAGCGCGGCTATCCAGAAGAGGCGCATACCTGCACTCCATTGAGCCAGAGTTGATTCAGCACCAACGGATCGACCAAAGGCAGATTGCCCGCGCCAAGCGCGAGCAACGCCGCCGCCGTGATGATCCCGAAATAGATAGGCGGCGCGCTCGGGTTGGGCGTGGTGCCAGGGGTCACATTGACGAAGATGCCGTTCGCCCAGAGGGCGCCCGCCGTCAGCGGCTCGATGGTGGGCCATCCGGCCGGGCTGGTGAGGATGAGCGCGATGCCGTTCAGTCCCAGCCCCGTGCCAATAGCGGGCCGCGGCCGATACCACAGCATCGCAGGCGCGTGGATCGTCCGGCGCTGGCGGCCGACCGTGATGGTGGCAGGGAGGGTCGTCATGGCTTCGCGGATTCAGGCGCGGGGGCTTTCGCAGCCTCCCGCTGTCGCGCCACGTCCTGCATCGCCGCGATGGCGAGGCGTTTCATGGGCATGTCCTATCCACCATTTGTGACTGCGACAACATATCCAGGGCAGCCGTTGCCGCCCGCGCCACCGGCCACCGATCCGGCGCCCCCACCACCGCCAGCGCAGCCATAGGCCCCCGCAGCTCCTGTGCCACCAGCGCCTCCTGTGCCACCACTGTTGGCGCCGCCGCCTCCCGCGCCGCTCGTGTTCGGATAAAGGCCACCTGAACCTGTGGCGCTGCCACCAGCCCCCGCTGTGCCTGTTGTGGCGCTGGTTCCCGCTGAGGCCGCCGATGTCCCTATTGCGACCGCGCCTGCGCCGCCGTTGACCACCGAACCAACCAGCATGGTGCCGCCAGAGCCAGAACCACTGATGCATGGAGCGGCTTGGCCGTTGCTCGCGGCGGTCAGTGACGAACTGCTGCCAGCCGTGGACTGCGTGCCCTGAATGTTCCCTGATCCAACGCTACCAGCGCTTCCTATGATTGAGCCGTAGGCTCCGTTCCCAGCGCCCGCCGCCGATGATGTCGCATCGCTGCCGTCAATTCCGACACCAGCGCTCGCGCCACCATAACTCTGTGCAGAAGGCTGGCCTGGGTAGCCTCGTCCGCCTGTGTAGGCCGTGTAGTAGCTGCCGAAGGTGGTATCATGCCCGACAGCACCCACAGTTCCAGCACCGCTCGTGCCTCCTGCTCCTCCAGTTCCACCAGAGCCAACCGTTACTGAGACCGGCGAACTGAACGTGGATGTCAGAGCGGTCACATCCATGCACCCCCCACCGCCGCCGACAGCGCCGCCAGAAACGGCCGCTAACCCGTACGTTCCCTGTCCGCCTCCTGGTCCTCCCGGACCGCCAGCGATCAAACGAAGCCGCGTCACGCAGGTAATGCCTACTTCACTGCACCAACTAGGCACGGTCCATGTGCCGCTGGTGGTGAAGGTCTGCACATCCTGGAAGGGGACGACCACGGGCGGCGCCGCAATACCGAGCGCCGGGTCAACGCCGACGACTGTGTTGCCCGTGGCGACAATCGCCCCGGCCTGCACGTTGTTGGTCACGCCATTGTAGTGATGGATGCCATATGCCTGTGTCGCAGTTGCTTGATCGTCGCTGGCATCGAGGCCGTCGATTGTGACATTCTCCTGCAAGCCGGGCTGTCCGAACGTGCAGCTTCCAGCGAGGTTGATTCCCACCGCGCCAGTCGTTCCGGGGAGGCCGGTTGCCGGCCAATTGTAAGCCTGCCCATTATTCTTCATGTGGACCCCAGCGAACGAAATGTCCCGGCCTCCGCAGATGAACACCCCGCCCGATCCGTTCCCGCTGTAGGAGTCTCCGACAAACTTTACGCCGATATTGTGATCGCCCTCCCAGCCATTACCAGAGGCGCCTGAGCAGTCTTCTCCGATGAACTCGGGGTTGAAACTATATGAAATCCCCTCGCACGCAGATGGGGCGAGGTTGTATGCCTGGAATTCTAGGCCATCTTCCTTGAAGATATTGTTCTGGAAAATGAAGCCAGATGTCGCCTCTATAAACAGCGGGCTCGACCATGTGTGCCGGAACGTGTTGTGGATGAATCGTCCGTCTGTGTTCGCGAACCATGCGCCAAACGCCACCCACACTGCGTAGCCCGACCCTGATCCTTGTCCCACCGTGAACGGAATGGAGATACCGGTGGCCATCGCTTGCGGTGTGGACACGGTTGCACTGCTCGATATTGTCCAGGGACCGCTGCCACTGACAATCGTTGTGCCGCGTGGAATACCCGTTCCAGGGCCGGTCAGAATCTGGCCCGCAACAACCGCACCGCTCGTCACGGTGCCGCTCAACGTGGTGCCGCTGATTGTGGCTCCGCTCAGAACTGCACCGGCCAGATTGCCTGTCAGCGGCGATGCCAATGTCGCCGCGTATGTCGCCGTGGCCGAGGCTATTGTCGGGCCACTTGTCACGAGATCAGCAGCCGGAACGCCAGCGGGCGTCCCGCTTACAGCGGTGAGATTACCGGGGATGACACCAATTGCCGAGCAGTTGAATGTAACATTGGTGTAGCACGAAAACGTCAGTGTGCTGCTGCCGGACGACTGTGGGCCTGACGTGGTTGCTGCGCCAGAGCCAGTCGTAAACAGATTCATTCCGAGATTGTCGAATCTGTTATTGATGAAGGTCGGCTTCTGGATTCCGGTCTGAGCGGCGATGCCGGTTCCGGAGTTTATCGGGCAGCGCAGAGGTGCGGTTATGTTTATCGTATAAGGAGCAGTAGACCCGACGATGCTGCTGATCTTTGTTCCTGGCGTCAGACATCCGATGTTGCTTCCGATCTGAAGCACGTCCTGTGCAACCAGATTGAGAATGCTTGAAGTCTGGAATGACGTGTCACCTCCGACCTGGTTCTGCGTCGTCACGAAAGCTGGTGTGAACCGCACTGTGCCAACTGCCAGCGTATCCGCAAGCGGCTTCTGAAAGCAGACCACTCCGGTTCCGGAGTTGATTGAAGTCACATAGAGGTCAGGGTCCTCCTCGGTATCGACAAGATAGGCGCCCACCACGAGACCAGTCGGAACGCTGGTCAGCGTCATGCAGGATGGTGCCGAGACCATCGTTGTGCTGGCCACCAACTGACTTGCCGATACGGTCCAGCTTGATCCACTACCACTGCTGATCGTCGTTCCGGCCGCTACTCCGAGTATGATCGTCTGGGTGGCAGAGATCGTCCCGGAGACGCCACTCACAGAGAGCGCAGTCCCAGCACCTCCAGAGCCGTTAGAGATGGTGCCTGTGAACGACGCAAGCTGAACCGATGACGCCAGTGTACCCGCAATGAGGCTGCCACCACCAGCCCAGACCGCCGCGCCACCAGCCGTGTTGATGAACTGATCGTCCACAAATCGCGGCTCGACCATCGGCGGATTGAGCCCGATCAGGCCGTTTTCATTCGACGTGACACCAACATTGCCATCAAATATGAGTCCCTGAAACGTGAGGTAATTGTTGCCCGTCGCATTGAACAGCGGGCGGTTGGAGGCGTTGGTGGCGCCAATGCGGATCGTCGCGGTGCCGTATGCAGCATACAGCGTCAGATCGTTGCAGCCACTCGGTATCGTCGCTGCCTCGTTGAATACATAGAGACCGGCAGGGAAGAACACCGCCAGCGGCGGCGATGCAGCACAGGCCGTTGTCAGGGCGGCGGCAACGGCAGGCTCGGCGTCAGTGGCGCCTGTTCGGTCGGCATTGACCGCGACGCTACCATTAAGCGTGGTTGCGCCGGCAAAATAAGCGTTGCCGCTGCTGTCCAGCGTGGCGGCGCTGGTGCCCGCAAACCCGCCATTGTTGAACTGGATCGCGCCTGGGTTGCCGCTCGGCCCGGCGGGGAGACCGGATGCGGATAGCGTTTGGTTGGGATACGTGCCACCGAGCGACAGCCCCGCACCGATCGCCACGCCGCCCGGCTTACAATTCTGCGCGCCGCCCATCAGTGCCGTCGTGGGGAATCCGCGGCTATCGAACGGCCCGCCGCACGTCTGCGCCGCCGCCGCAACCGGGACGAGCCACAGCAGCAGTGCAACTACGAAACGACCCACTGGGTTGCTCCTGCCGGCAGGTTGACCGTGAGATAGCCCGTCAGGGCCGGGATGGTGATTGGCTCGCCGGGCGTGCCGAGCGCTATCGAGTCCGATCCGTTGGGATAGAGCAATTCGTCAACCGCGTTCGGGTTGATGATCGTCAGGGACGCGCCGGCCGAGCACGCCAGCGATGCCGGCAGCCGAACGCCGGTCCCGGCCGCACCCGCGTTGATGATGCTCGTTTGCGCGGTCAGCACCGCAGCCGTCGCCTGATTGGTGCCGAGCGCCGTGATGTAGGCCGGGCCGGGCGATACGATCGGGCTGGGATTTGTGCAGATCACTTCCGCTCCGAACCCGGCTGACGGGGCCGCCGGAATGGGGTAGTTCGCGATGGCGAAGTTGACGGACTGGTCAATGAGGAAGGTGTAGGTGTTTCCCTCATTCGTCGTCACCAGCAGTTCATAGACATAGGCACGCCCTGGCACGCCGCCGGTCGGCAGGAACGTGATGATCGTGCCCGCGACCGAAAGGCCGCTGATCTGCATCTCGCCGGCGCCGGACGGCGCGAGCGCGACTTCGGCGGAGGAGATCGCTTCGCCTGACGCCAGGGCGCAGGATACGTCGATGCTATAGGCGAGGCTGTCCGTGGCGTAGCGCGCCGGGAAGACGTTCGGCGTGCCGAGGGCGGCGGTGCAGCAGTAGGGGGAGGGTTGGGGGCCGTCATACATGGTTGGGGCCTACCACTTAATCTTGACGTAGCCCGGCGCTCCGGCGCCACCAGCATTCGATCCGCCCGCACCGCCGCCGCCGCCGACCCCACCAAACAGCCCGGTGACACCAACTCCGGAACCGGCGGCGCCTGATCCTCCGACCCCGAAAACGGTGCTACCGCCCGCGCCGGCAAATGACACACCAGCCGCCGACACATCGCCGTTGACGCCAGAGGTCGCGCCACCCCCGCCGGCCGCCCCGCCTGATCCGCCGCCGGCCCCTGCTGTTCCTCCGGACCACGTGATCAACGCGCCGACGTTGGTGCTACTGCCATTGACGCCGTTCCGGCTGCCTGATGTGCCGCCAGCACCGCCCACACCGATTGTTATCGTATAGGCGGTCCCTGGCATAACGGTTGCGGAATAACCGCGGATGCTATCGCCACCACCACCACCGCCGCCGCCGTTGCTGCCACTATTGCCGCAACCCCCACCCGCCCCACCGCCCGCACCGTCAATCAAGGCCGACGTTACGCCCTGGGGGCATGTCCACGAATAGGTTCCGGGTGTCGTCCAACTCGCTTCACCATGCGGAACCGCCGACAGATTCGCCCACCCCGCCCCACCCGTATCCGGGTCCGTCACATTCGCATCGACCAGCGACAGCCACCAATTCGTCTGCGACGCTGCGAGCAACAGCGCGCCCTTGGGATAGCCGGTGATATTGGTCGAAAGCGTCGCGTCATAGAAGATCGGACCCCCGACTTGCTGCCACTGGTTCCAGAGCGAGAAATACTGAAACGCCGCGTTGAAATCCGCGATGTCGGGCGGAATGCCGCCCGCGCCTGGATTGTATGAGTTGATCGGATTGAAGCCGGTCGATTGTGAAGGCGCGGCGCCCGTCCCGGTCGCCTGTACCGGCGCGTTCACATAGCCGGATGTCGCGTTGATGCCCCAGGCATACGCGAACTTATA